ATCTCCTAAAAAAGAAAAAGTAGAAAAACCTAAAGAAGAGTAATTATGAAAAGAGCAGTATTATCATTGTCGGGAGGTATGGACTCCACTTGTTTAGCCGTAAAATTACTTTCAGAGGGTTATGAACTTCAGACAGTAAGTTTTGATTATGGACAAAAGCACAAGTTAGAACTTGAAAGAGCAGAATCTTTTGTAAAGTACATGCAAGAGAAGGGATTCAAAATTACTTTCAACAAAATTGATTTAACATCAGTAGGTAAATTACTTAATTCAGATTTACTTTCAAGTGGAAGTGATGTTCCAAGGGGTCATTATGAATCTGAAAGTATGAAAGCAACAGTTGTTCCAAACAGAAATGTAATCTTCAGTTCTATTATCTATGGTATAGCTCTATCACTTGCAACCAAAACAAAATCTCCAGTAGAGATTGCTTTAGGTGTACATGCTGGTGACCATGCTATTTACCCAGATTGTAGACAAGAATCAGTAGATGCCCTAAGAGAGGCTTTTGCTATTTCAAACTGGGATAGTGAATTAGTTTCCTATATCACTCCATTTGTTGATTTAAACAAAACTGAGGTTCTATGGAGTGGTTTCCAAGCTACTCAAAAACTAAAAGTTGAATTTACTGAAGTAATGAAAAGAACTTCAACCTCCTACCAACCAACTATTGATGGAAAGGCGGATGGAACAACTGGTTCTGATGTTGAAAGAGTAGAGGCATTCTTAAATCTTGATTTAGTTGACCCTGTTGAATACAGACTTGGATGGGATGAAACTGTTAAGTATGTAAAGAATTTACTATCAGAGAAAAGGTCTAATGAAAGTAAATTCTAAGAAGGTATAAGATATCATCTTGAAAAAAATAATACCTTAAAACACCTATTATTAATTAGTAGGTGTTTTTTAAAAGTTTATTCTCTAAAAAGTTTTTTAATACAGACTTTTAATTAATTTTAACCCACACTTAAAAATAAAGATATGTCCCAGATTACAAAACTAGAGAAATATTGCAAAGAACAACTTCTCTCTTATAACATTGAGAAAGAAATTATAACAATTAAAAACAAGAGTTACTATATAGTAACTGATAACCAAAATGTTTTTGAAGTACAATTACCAAAAAAATATAGTGAAGATGGAGTAGAAGATTATATTTATGAATTTGGTGGTAGATGGTATTTTCAAAAGTTTGGAGAAGAACCATCATTATCAGAGATTAAGTATATTGGTGATGCAGTACAAAAACTACCTACTAAGTCATTCTTAGGAATACATTCAGGATATGAATTAATGAATGGAGTAGGGGTATATAAAGAATGGGTGAAGAAAGCAAAGTTCTTAGGAGTAAAAACACTAGGAATATGTGAGAAATCATCATTAAGTGGAGTAATTACATTCCAAGTAGAATGTGAGAATAATGGTATCAAACCTATAATAGGAATGGAAGTACTTATTATAAACTCAACAGGTAAAACCTTCACTGTTAAATTATATTGTAGAGACTTTCAAGGGTGGTTTAATTTATTAAAATTTAACACTGTTCTAAACATAGATGGTAAAAACCATGTAGAAGAAGAGTTCTTAAATAAGAATAGATTAGGACTCTATGTAGTTGTTGACCCTAAAACTACTGATTTTGAAAACTATCCAAAAATTGCTGATTATTTTCAATTAGATACTGTAAGGTTTTTAAATGAAGAAAAAGATACTTGGTATATGGATAACTTAGAGAAGTTCATAACACTTGGAGATATAGGTCCTATTAGTATTTGTGATGCTTATTATTTAGAAAGTAATGATAAAGACACAAGAGAGGCACTTTGGAATATTTCTAAGGGATATGATGACCGTACAGATAACCAATTCTTTAAAAATAAAGATAAGTATGCCTCTGAGTTAATCTCTATGTTTGAAGAAGGGAATAAGTCTTGGATTAAATTATTTAAAGATGCAGTTTCAAATGAAACAGTGGTTTCTGAAAACTGTAACTTTTCTTATGATACTAATACAAGACATTTACCAAAGTATAAAATGACTCCAGAGGAAAAAGAGAAGTTTAGTACCTCAGAAGAGTTATTCCTATACTTAGTAAAGAAGGGTTTTAAAGAAAAGAAAATCAAAGAACCACAAAAGTACTTAGATAGATTAAAAATTGAAATTGAAGTACTAAAGAAAGGTGATGTAATTGATTATTTCCTCTCACTACATGATATTATACAGTTTGCAAAAAGAGAACATATCTTAACAGGTATTGGTCGTGGTTCTGCAGGAGGTAGTTTAGTTGCCTATCTACTTGGTATCATTAAACTAGACCCCTTAGATTTTGATTTACTTTTTGAAAGGTTCCTTAACTCTGGAAGGATGGGTTTATGGGAAGATAGACCACTTTATTCATTACTACTTGATGATGGTTCTACAGTAGAATTAGCTGAAGGTACTTTAGTTAGGGTAATTAGAGATGATAAAGAAATAGTTGTTCAGATACACGAAGTTAAAAAAAATGATGATATTATAAAGTTTTAATTATGATTGGAATTTACAAAATCGCTTCTCCTACTAATAAAGTTTATGTAGGACAATCTGTTGATATTGAAAGAAGATGGTTAGACTATAAGAGTTGTTATGAGAAATTTCCATTACAAAACTCTATTACAAAACACGGTTTTGATAATCACGACTTTAAGGTTTTAGAAGAGTGTACTATAGAACTCTTAAATGAAAAGGAACGTTACTGGCAAGACTTTTATGATGTTTTAGGACCAAATGGATTGAATTGTAAGTTAACACAAACAACTGACCTAAGTGGTTCTCATTCTGAAGAAACTAAGAAGAAAATAGGAAAAGCGAATAAAGAAAAAGTTCTTAGTGAAGAAATAAAAGAAAGAAAGTTACAACGACTTAGAGATACTATTTCAAATAAATCCGAAGAACAAAAGTTAATTACAAAAGAGAATAGAGCCAAGGCTCAAAGAGGTTCAACTTTTTCTCAAGAATCAAAAGATAAAAGAAAGAATACTATAGAAAGTAATCCTGAAAAAGAATTTGAAAGAAGAAAGAGAATCTCACAAGCTCAATTAAAGAGGACTTATGAAGAGAAACAAGAGATAAATAGAAAGATACAGGAAACTAAACAAAGAAATAAAAACTTAAAAAATGAAAGTTAAACTTATAACACAATTAGTCGGGAAGAAACTGGTAGACGGTACTCTTCCCGACATTTAAGTCGATTCAGATTTTCCTGGAAGAGAAAGAGGTAAGGTAAAACGGTATATTGAAAACAGATTTGGAGAAACTCAAGTAGCTTCAGTAGGTACTTTTACCACAATGAAACTAAAGAGTTTATTGAAAGATTTCGCTAGATTAGCATCAGTAGATTTTGCAGAAGCAAACCTTATTTCTTCTATAATTGATTTCAATGATAAATCATATCTAGATTTAATTAAAAGAGCACAAATAGAACCAAAATTAAAACAGTTCATAAAACAGAATTCTGATTTTATCTATATGCTACCTTCACTATTAAATCAACCAAGGACAAAATCAATTCACCCTTGTGCAGTTATCATCTTCCCAGATGTAATGAGTTCAAATGAATGGGTACCAACCCGGATTCAACAAGGGATGACAGTATGTGAGTGGAGTGGAGAGGATATGGATAATGGAGGTTTCCTTAAAGAAGATATCTTAGGAATAAAGCAGTTAGATAAATTTCAAGATATACTTGACCTAATTGAATCTAATGGTAAGGATTTACCAGATATCTATAATCTACCTCAAGATGATGAAGTATATAGGTATTTCAGTAATGGTTGGAATGGAGATGTATTTCAGTTTGGTTCTGATGGACTTTCTGATTACTCTAAAAAACTAAAACCAGAAAGAATAGATGATTTAATTGCAGCAGTTGCTTTATATCGTCCTGGACCTATGGATAACCACTACCATGAGGTATATGTTAAGTGTAAAAATGAAGGTAGGAAACCCACTTATCTTTGGGGTACAGAAGATATAACTAAAGATACTTATGGACTATTAGTTTATCAAGAACAGATTATGCAAATTTTCCAGAAAATTGGAGGACTTACTATGAAAGAGGCAGATGATATCCGTAGAGCGATGGGTAAGATGAAATTAGATGTTCTTTTAAAATGGAAAGACCGTGCTGAAAAAGGGTTTCTAGAAAGAGGTTGTCCTATAGAGTCATTTAATGAAACTTGGGACTCAATGATATTTTTTGCAAGGTATTCATTTAATAAGTGTTTGTCAGGAGATGAGAAGATTTACTTGTATAATTCAAATGGTAGTTTAAAACCACTTACTATCAAAGAGATGTATGAGTTAAGAAAAACAAAACCACCTACTTTATATAAGAATAAACTTGAAAGGTTACACGAAAAATTTAACAGAAGAGGTTTTGGGTATTCTTCTTCTTTAAAAGAAGATGGTACACTAGTTAAGAATAAAATAGTTGATATTATCTACCAAGGTAAAAAAGACTTATACAAAATGGTTCTTAAAAATGGTACTAGTATTGAGATTACTAAAAATCATAAATTCCCAACCTCCAATGGAGAAAAGGAGTTAGATAAGATAGACATCAAGAATGATAAAATCTATTTTACTAGACACTTCAATCTAGATAGAGCAAACTTCCAGAGGAAGGGAACCAATACAGAATTAGTAGAAGTAGAATCAATCTCTTTCTCAAGAATAGATGATGTATATGATGTAGAAATGGAGGACCCATATCATACATTTACAGTTGACAGTGGAATAGTTACTTCTAATTCACACTCTACTGCTTATGCCTTAACAGGATATATATCTCAGTTTTTAAAAGTCTTCTTCCCCATAGAGTTCTGGACAGTTGCACTAGATTATGCAAATGAAAAAGATACTCTTAATTACCTTTCTGAAATTATCCAAGCTAAGAAGATTGGTATTAAACCTCCAGATATTAATAAGTCAGAAATTAGTATGATTTCAGACCAAACATCAGGAAATATCTTTTGGGGTATTGGTTCTATTAAAGGAATAGGTGAGGACACAGCTGCTCAAATTATAGATGAACGTAAAAAGAATGGTTCTTATATTTCACTTGTGGAGTTTATAGAAAGACATACTTTTACAGGTTCTAGGGTTAAGAAACAAACGTATGAGGCACTTATTTCATCAGGAGCATTTGATATACTTTATGAACTAGAAGGTAAGGAGGGGAAAAGAGTTACATTGATTAATCAGTTTAGAGAAATCAAGAAAGTAAAACCCTCTAATTTAGCAACTGACCCATATACTATTGGGAAACTAGATGAAAGATGGTGGTGGTTTAAACTACAGAAATCTCTAACAGGTTTGGCAATTATTGATTACAAACAGATTGCTGAAGAAAAAGGTTTTGAAACTAGGTTTTGTACACAGGGTGAGTTTAACCAGAGGCAGGATAGAGAAATCTTTAGAACCTTTGGAGGTTATGTAGTTGATTGTAGAGTTGGTAAAACCGCTAAAGGCAAGTATGCTAGGTTAACTATTGAAAATAACTATAAGCAGTTTAAACTCTTAGTATGGTCAGAAGAATTTAGTAGATTTGAAAAACAATTAGTTGGTTCAGAAAAATCACTTATAATCTTTGATGGTGCAGTTAAGTTTGATGAAACTTATAGTAGAGCAAATCAATTTACACTAAATAAACATTCAGAATTAATAGTATTAAATTAAAATCATGAAAAATCAAATTAAAGCAGTAGAGTTGTTTCATACTAAGTTTGGAGCACCAGTTAGAAGTTTTAAAAAAGCTGATATTCCAGAAGATAGAAAAGTACTTCGTTTCAATCTTATGAAGGAGGAGAATGAAGAATACCAGGAAGCAGTTCAAAAGAATGACATTGTTGGTATTGCTGATGCTTTAGGAGATATGATGTACATTTTATGTGGTACAATCATCGAACATGGACTCCAAAGTAAAATAGAAGAAGTGTTTGATGAAATTCAACGTTCTAATATGAGTAAGTTAGGAGTAGATGGAAATCCAATTTATCGTGAAGATGGGAAAATCTTGAAAGGACCAAACTACTTCAAACCAAATATCAGTAGAATTCTTGATAAAGAACCAACTAAGTTATCAAAGTTAACACCAGAAGGTAAACATATCATTTTAATTGCTGCCTTGTCTGGGAATGAGGTTATTGCTGTAGATGGTAAAATTCCATGGAATTTACCAGATGACCTCAAACATTTCAAAGAAGCTACTTTAGGACACCATATTATTATGGGAAGAAAAACATTTGAGTCTCTCTCAGGATTACTTCCTAACAAGACTCATATCGTTATTACAAGAAGTAGAGAATATAGTATCAACTTATCTATAGAGGATAAAGATAAAGTAATTGTTGTAAACAGTTTAGAGGAAGCAGTTGAAGTATGTCCTAAGAATAAAACTTCGTATGTAATTGGTGGTGGTGAGATTTATGAAGAAGCAATTAAAATTGTAGATGAAATGAACCTTACTATTGTTAATACTTTCATACCTATGAGTGTAGAGAATCCAAGATTCACTTTATTCCCACCTTCTAAAGAAAATATTGATAACTTCGAGGTTGTAAGTAAAGTTGACCATCCAAAAGATGATAAACACGAACATGCTTTTTCATTCTTTAGGCTTGTTCGTAAGTAAACGTATTTAAGAAGAGAAATCCAACACGAGGAGACGTCCACAAGTGCTCTGGTAATTAACCCAACAGACTAAACCCTGTTGGGTTATTTTTTTAAACTAGAAACTATGAGGATAACAGAACAAACATTATTTTTTAACAGGGGAGATGACAGAGTGGTAAGTGTAATGAGCTACAGGACGTAGTTCCACTCATTTCAGGGGTTCGATTCCTCTTCTCTCTACTATATAGCCTATTAGATTTATGAATCTTATAGTTGGACCCGGGTTCGATTCCCGGCGGCTCCACAAAACGTTCCGTGTAGAGTGTTGGTTTAGTCAGCCGATATATAAATGACTGAAACGGGGCCGACTGGTTTTGACACTATAAATAGTGAAGTAAATTAGGACTATATAATAAATAACTGAAAATGTTATAAATCTTTTTGGTAACGATGTTAAAGTAGCAGCGTAACTAACGAAACTTGGGGCAGCGAAAATGTCCCTAAATGGGGAGGGTTGATTACATTGGAGTAATCTGTTTGACAGGAAGTCACTGGTGGTTCGAATCCACTTCTCTCCACAAACTGGTGGTCCTAAAGGGTGTGTGGGATTAAAGTAACCAATCGGTTAGTAATATTAAGTCACCCAGAATAGCAAGGAGGATAAGCTAAAAGACCTCACAACACCAAGTCAAAATACCGTACATATAATATTTGTGATGTAGTTAAGTCAGAAATTAGTATTATTGTTCTTTAAACGTCAGTTAGATATATGTGAGTCTACAAATTAGTTGATAAGGGGTGATTCTAATCGATTGTTTCACCTCTTTTACTAAAATTAAGGTTAGTTTCTTTGATTCTAAGAAGAGTTTTATTCCTCTAGGTATATTGATATTGTTTTTAAAAAACAAGGGGTTAGAGAGGGTATTTAAAATCTTTTTAAAATAATTGGTAAAAAGTTTTTTTAACTACACTTTTATATTAATTTTACCCCTATAAAAATAAATATCATGAATCCTAAAGAAAGAATCAAAAAAGCAAGAGAGGAGTACTTAGAAAGAACCAGACCTTGGTTTTTAGAGTTGATGAATATCCGTCAAAAACAGAGTATAAAATACCTCTTCAACCATCTAAATAATACACTTGAACCAATAGTTTTCGAATCTAATGAAGAGAAACTGGTATTAAGACAAATAGATGATATATTTAACCAAATTAGTAAAGAATTTAATTTATAAAAACAGAGTTATGGAAAATCAAGTTATTAGAACCTATGAAGAAGCAGTAAAAATTACTGTAGAGTTTTGGGTAGAGAAATCTTTTAATACAAAAATGAACCAGAATAATGGTTCAGAAGAACAAGGTGGTGGAGGAATAGGAATGTTGATGGCAAATCTCATATCCCTAGAGGCTCAAAAAGATATTTCAGAAGAAAAGATTCAGAAGTTCAGAGAAAAACTAACTGAACTCTTATTACAGGGTGAGAATGAAGGCAGATGGAAGAGAGAATGTGATGTAGATTATCATCCAAATAATATTCTTTCAGAAGCTTGTGAGTATTCTAATATTAGTAGTAGTTGCCTACCAATCAAAACTTTTACTACAATTGAAAAAGATAACTCTGTAACAGGTCGTTATCAATATGGTGGTGAATTCTTTAAATTATAATCTATGAACCCAAAAATCATGAATATAGAGTTTGAAAATATTTCAAAGGCAGATAGATACTTTATTGATATTCTAAATGAAATAAAAACAAGTGGTGAATGGGATAAAAACCCAAGACCAAAATGGAGTGATGGAACTCCTGCACACAGTAAGTTTATTACTCAAAAAAGTTTTGAGTATAGAATTGATAAAGGAGAATTTCCAATTATCAGTTTAAGACCTACAGCAATTAAAGGAGGCTGGTATGATATGGAAGCTATCTACCAAAAGCAAACTAATATTATTGAAGAGATGCATCCTAGTATTCAGAGTTGGTGGATACCTTTTATTGTTTATTGGGAGGGTATAGATAGTGATAAAGGTTCTTTTACTAAGAGTAGTATAGGCCAAACTTATGGTCATACAGTGAGAAGATACAACTTAATGAATAACCTTCTTAGAAAACTTGAGAATGATGGTTATTCAAGAAGACACATTTTGAACCTATGGCAGGAGCAACAAATGTTAGAAGACCCTAAGGCTTTAGTTCCTTGTGCCTACCTTACTTCTTGGAGTATTTCAGAAGGTAAAAGTGGAGAGGTATTTATTGATTTATCCCTAAACCAAAGGTCTCAAGACTTTATGGTAACTGCTTCAATCAATCCGATTCAATATGTAATGTTAGGGATGGCTGTTTGTGGACACTTGTCTTTTAAAACAGGTAAGAAACATGTACTTAGAAAGTTTAAGTATGATGTTCAAAATCTTCACATTTATGACCGTCATATTTTCGCTATAGATGAGTTACTACAGAGGGAGGTTACTACAGAGAGATTCAATATTGAACTCCCTAAAAATAAATTCTTCTATGATTATAAGTTTGAGGATTTTGTAATTACCAAACCCGGTAAAATAGAACCTCTTTCTCAACCACTAGAGATAGCAGTATAATGAAACTAGAAGAAATCACTTTAAAAAATATAAAGAGTTTCTTTCAGGGTCATGCAAGAGCCTACTTAGATACAATATCTTTGTTACCACTCTATACTAAAGAACAGGTTTTCTACAGGATTTATACTTGTAAGGAAACCTGTATTCCTTTTCACAAATGTGAGAAATGTACTTGTCCTGCAATTGAGAAATCTTATGCAACAGCTAGTTGTAACTTAGAAAAGTTCCCAAACCTGATGCCAAAAATAGAGTGGGAAGAATTCAAGTTAATCAACAAAATTGATAATGAGGTTCTTTCTGAAATAATGAAAGAAGTAGAACTAATATTCAAACGTAAATAAAGAGTTATGGAAAAATTAAGTGAGTATTTCAAATTGAAGAGAATCCTTACTTTTAAAGAAGTATTTTCTCCTAAAGAATGTAAAACAGAACTAAACTTGTTACTTAGACAACTATTGAATGATAGAACCATAGAAGAAAGTCTAAGGCTGAAAGAAGAACTAGATTTAAAATATAATGAAATCATGAAAGAAGAGTTTGAACAAAGAGTATTTGAAGGTAATTTAATATCTAATCATTTAAAATCGAATGGAACAAAAAATTAGAATTGGGGAACAGGAACTAACCCTAGAGTTTGGGTTGATAGAGGATGTTATCAATGTAGATGACTTAACAAAAATTGATACTAGTAATCTGTTTGGAGAAGCAGTTACTGTATCTGCAGCAGCTAATAGAATTGGACTTATGATGTCTGAGGTAGGAGCAAATCTAGCAAGTTTAAAACTTGACTGTAAACTTTATGAGAATAACTACAGAAATAAACTAAGAGCACAGGCTTCTAAGAATGCAGGTAGTTATATCTTAGAGGTAGGTGGGGAGAAAATTCCTGTAAAGATTACTGAAAAAGCCTTAGAAACTTGTTATGATTCTGAATCAGAGTGGATTGTTTTAAAAAAAGAAATTATTTCAGCCGAAAGAAACTTCAACTCATTAAGTGCCTTATATTGGGCAGTACAGGATAAGAGTAGAAAACTGAATGGTCTTGTTAGTGGTACTACACCTGAGGAATTTATAGCAGGAATCATTGAAGGTAAAATCAATGGTATCTTAGTTACAAAAGGTACAGGTAGTAAACCAGCAAGGTCAATAGGCTCATAAATAAAAATTAAGGACCCAAGGCATCCTTTCTGAAATAAAGTCCTTAACCAACTTAAGTATTATAAACAAAAATTTTTTTATTATGTCAGGATTAGGTAAAGTACAAGACAGTGGGGCAGTTTTTCTTTCAATTGCAGGTGGTTACATTTGGGATAGAAAAGCAGATAAAAACCACGAAGATTATGCAGAACAAGAGTATGAAAAAGCAGACAAAACTACAGGTACCAGAACTGGTGCTAGGTACGGTGATTTGACTGGTTTAGTTACTAAAGTAGCATTTAGAACTCATGCTGAGTATGGTGAGAGTATCAATGTAAATTTCCTTGCTGGTGGAGAAACCTATATCATTTCTATATCTACTAATAATAGATACAGTCAAGATATGATGAAGGCTCTTTTAGTAATGGATTTAGACAAACCTATTTTTGTAAAACCTTATGATTTCATAGGTCAAGACAAAAAAAGAGCTCAAGGTATTTCTTTCAAACAAGATGGAGAGAAACTTACTCTAAAAATCGAGGTTCCAGAAGAATATACTAAAGATGAAGCCTGGTTTAAGAAAGCCGATAAGAAACAAATCAAACGTTTCTTTGAAGACTTAAATGAGTGGTATGTGGCTGAGGTTGAGGAAAAAGTTGTTCCAAAAATAAAAACAGTTGTTCCAGAGGAAAAATCTGAACAAGAGGCAGAGAAACCTGTGACTAAATCAGCTCCAAAGGTTGAAGAGAAAACTCAAGAGACTAAAAAAGAAGAGGTTAAAGAAGAAGAATCAAAAGTTGAAGAAAAACCAGCTGCAGCCGGAGTATCAATTCTTGCAATGAAAAAGGTATTAAGACCTTATATTGCAGAAAATTATCCAGGTTTAGAGTTACCAGAACTATCTCCTAATGATATGGCGAAGTGGTACAACTTGGCTATTGCAGAAGAAGAACTGCCTTTTGAAGACTTTGAAAAGTCTGAAGAAACTAAAGAAGGTTCTAATGGTGAACTATCCCAAGAGGATTTAGATTCTCAGTTAAATGCACTAATGGAGGATTAATAACTCCTAATTTTAAAAATAAACCCACTCTAACAGGTGGGTTTTAATATTACAAAGTCATGATAAAAAACCATAAAATAGAACGTAAAGAGAGGTTAACTGTAGATTTAGGATTAAAATTTCCAGACCCACACAAAAATAAATCCTACATTGATGAACGGAGACATTTCACCGTTAAGGTTGATATAGGAGAACCAGTAAAAGTAAATGAAGAAAAGATTCTTGATTTGAAAGTTAAGTTAAGAGCTTTAGTAGTTATCAAAAAAATGTTTGGTAGTAAAATTGATTCTTCTCTAACATATAGAGTAGGAGAGAATTTTGCACTACTAAGAATTAATGTAACAACATTGAGAATATCAATGTCTTTTAGTGAAGAGAATATTTTAGAAGTCCTAGATAACTCATCTCATATACTTGAGAGTAGAATTTTAGAAAGAATTACATCTAGAGATGAATAAGGTTCCCAAATTCATTATTTGGAATGATATCCATCTTGGGATTGGAAATGAGGAAGCAGTAATTCTCTCAACAAAACACCTTATAAATAAGATGTTAGAAATGGGATTGAAGACTCTTGTTTTTGCAGGAGATTTTTTTCACTCAAGAAGTAATCAAACTGAAAGTGTTTTAAATGCAGCTAATGAAATTCTAAGACTAATTCACCAGGCAGGGATTAGACATATTTTAATTCCTGGGAATCATGACCGTACTAGTTATTTTTCTTACTCTTCTTTCTTAGATGTTTTTAAACACCATCCAGGAGTTGAACTTTATACAGAACCTACAAATTTAGAAATTGAAGGAATATCAGTTACACTTATTCCTTTTTTTGATGATTCTATGTTAGTACCAATGTTAGAGGAAACAGAAGGTTCTGAAATGTTAATTAGTCATTTTGATATGCAAGGCTCAGTTCATCTTGGAAAAGTTTGTGAAAAAACCAGTATAACAAAACGTACAGTGAAAAAATGGGAGAAGGTATATTTAGGTCATTACCATAACACTCATGAAATTTCTAGAAATATAGTACACTTACCTTCACTTAGACAATCTAGTTTTGGAGAGGATAGTAATAAAGGTTTCACAATCATTTATGATGACCTTAGTTATGAGATAGTACCTGGTATTTTTAAGAAGTTTAATAAATTTGTTTTGAATATAGATGAACTTTCTAATGATGAAATTAAAGAACTAATTACCATCCATAGTGATAGTTCTGATACTATTCGTTTTGAGTTTATTGGAGAAGAGACTAAATTGAAAGCACTCGATAAAGAACAATTTCTAGGAACAGGAATAGATGTTAAACTTAAATTTCAAAAGAAATATAAAGTAGAAGAACTAGTAAAACCTGAACTAATAAAAAAGTTTGATAGACATCAAATTGAAGAATCTTTTAAAGAGTTCTGTGAAGAGAAAGATTACTCCTATGATGAAGGGGTAGTTATCTTAAATGAATTTCTAAATAAAACTAAATAATTCAATATGGCAGTAGAAAAACTTCCAAAATCTATTACAGATGCTTTTGCAACCTTAGACAAAAGGTATGGTGAAAAAGTAGCAATGTTAATGGGTGAATCAGGTACAGAGGTTGCAACTATTTCATCAGGGAGACCTGACTTAGATGTTGCCCTTGGTGGTGGTTATGGTGTTGGTAAGATTATAGAAATTTTTGCAGAAAGTGGTTGTGGTAAAACAGGACTTTGTCTTGAGGCAATTAGAGAGGTGCAAACAGCAGGAGGTAGGGCAGCAATTATAGATTCAGAACATGCTTTAAATATAGAGTATGCACAAAGTATTGGTGTTGACACTGATAATCTAATTATCTCCCAACCATCATACGGTGAACAAGCAATAGAAACAATTAGAGCTTTTATAGCAACTCAAGAGATTGATTTGATTGTAACAGATTCAGTAGCTGCTATGATACCTAAAGCTGAACTTGATGGGGAGTCAGGTGAAACTAAGATGGGTTTACAGGCAAGGATGATGGGTCAGGCAATGAAGATGATTTCTGGTTCGGCCTCTACAGTTGGTTGTACACTTATGTTTACAAATCAGTTAAGAGATACTATGTCTATGTATGGTCCTCCTCAAACAACTCCAGGTGGTAAAGCACTTAAGTTTTATGCTACTCAAAGACTTGAGGTTAAAAACAGAGGCCAAATAAAAGAAGGTGAAGATGTTATTGGATTTAAACAACACATCACTATAGTAAAGAATAAGATAGCACCTCCTTTTAAATGGATTCAAAATGAGATTGTTTATGGTATAGGAGTAGATACCTTAACAGGGTTAATGGACGCACTTATTTTCAATGAAATTATTGAAAAAAAGGGAGCCTGGTTTGCTTATAAAGGAACTAACCTTGCCAATGGAATCAAAAAGTTAAGAGTTGTTCTAACAGAGAATCCAGAATTAGTCGATGAACTACAAGAACAACTAACAGCAGCAACCTCGTAGATAACCAAATACTTGGTTCTGTTATTAGATTTGGATATTTAAGTATTCTAATCTTATCAATGAATTCTAAGGCCTTAGAACCAAAATTTTAAGGTCTTATTTCATTGTAAAAAATTTGTTTAATAAATATAAAGAAAAGTTATGAAATATAGTACAGAGGAAAAGATTTTAACTTATAGTTTAGAATAATGAGACTAACAAGACTAGTTTTAAAAGACTTCATTAGTTATGAGGATTTAGACTACATGTTTGAATCTAAACCACTACTTGTACAAGGTATCAACCTTACAGATGATGGTCAGAAAACTAATGGAGTAGGGAAATCAGTTATTCCAACAGCTATTGAACAGTGTATTGCTGGAACTAATAGTAGAGGAGTAAATGATTCTGAACTAATAATGTATGGAAGACAACAGTCTACTATACAATTATTTGCTGAATGTGATATAAGAAAAGAGAGAATACATATTGAGAATGTAATAAACTTGAAAGGTTCAAACCAGTTCATAGTTAAGACTCAACAGTATGGAACTTCTACTTGGGAACCAGGAAATTACTCTACCTCACCAGAAGGTAAGAAGTTTGTTTCAGATTGGTTTGCAATTACTAAGGAGGATTTATTTAATTACTTTATCATAAACAACACCCGTTTTAAATCCTTTTTTGCTTCATCAAATACTGAAAAAGTAGGGTTGGTAAATCGTTTCTCAGATGCTAGTATTATTCAAGGAATTGAGAATTTAGATTTGTCAGAACTTGAAGAACAACTTACTCAACAAACTAAACTAGTAAATGGTGTTTTGGGAAAGATTGAATTGATTGAAGAGTCTATCCAACAGGAGAACGAAAGAGATTTCGAGGCTGAGTTTATGGGAAAAATTGAAGAGTTAGAGGAACAGATAGAAGAAGTTAATTTTGATATTGAGGGATTAAAAAACTCTATATCTACTAGAAATACTCTTAAACCTACAATTGAGGAAAAAATCAAAGTATTGAAATCAGAGGCAGAAGTTAATTCTACTAAGAAAACTGAGATTGAAAGTGAAGTTAAAAAGATTAGTAAAGAGGTTGATTCTGCCTTAAAACAAGTACAAGAAGCCAAGGACTTAATCACAAACTTTAAAGTAGTAGATTTCAAATCTGAGAAAGATATTTATGAAACTCAAAAAGGAGAACAGAAAGAAGCAGAATCAAAACTAAAAACTGAAAAAAGAGAGAAAGAAACTATGAGAACGAAAGTTCTTAAGATAGTTGAAGATCTTGAAGTAAAGTTAAGTGGAGTAATAACCTGCCCTAGCTGTAGTCATAAATTCTTATTAGATGGTGATTTAGAGAAACTTGAACTAAAGAAGAAAGAAATACTTGTTTTGAAAGACAAGGTAGATTTATTTATCAAAACTAAAGAGGATTCAATAGAAGAGATTTTAGTTAAGGTTTCTTCAATTGAAGAAAGTATCTCTCAAATTAATACAAGACAATCTAAGTGGAATGAAGATAAGAATAAACTCTCCACATCACTTAACTCTAGTACTGAATCTTTAAATAAAATTAAGGCCAGTTTGAGTAGTAAACAAATTGAACTCCAAACCTTGGAGTTAAAGGAGAGTACTCGATTATCTAATATTAAAACTGAAGAAGGTAAGCTTACAAAGATTGATTCTGAAAATGAATCAATTCAACAAAGTATAACTTTGAAACTGGAAAAAATAGATTTGATTACAGAACAAAAGATTCAACTTAAAACAGGTGATAATGAAGAACAACTTAAGAAATTGGGGGAAGATTTAATTACTCAAAAAAAAGAGTTATCTAAGTATCAAGTAAAATTATCAGAAGTGGAAGAAAAAATTACTAATAAGAAACAGTGGATACTTAATCTGAAGCAATTCAGAATGTATCTTGCTAATAAATCATTGGGAGTAATAGAATATCACTGTAATAGATATTTACAAGAAATGGGTTCTGACTTAGTTGTAAAAGTAGAAGGATTTAAGGTATTAGCTGACTTAACAATCAGAGAAGAAATTACCTGTAAGATTATTCGTAATATTGAAAGAAACTTCAAATCATTTAGTGGTGGAGAGAGAGGTAGACTATTATTTGCCTCTATACTTGCTAATCGTTTTATGATTAATGAAACCCATCCTTATGGAGGGTTAGATTTTCTTTCAATAGATGAAGTCTTTGAAGGGGTTGATTCAGAAGGTTTGTTAAGTTTAATAGAGTCAGCAAAGTTACTCTCAATTCCAGTATTATTAATCACACACGTTTCAGTAGAGGAAGACGATAATGTTCTTACTATAGTGAAAGAAAATGGTGTATCAAAAATCAAGTATTAAGATGGCAAGATTATCAAAAGTAAATGTAAATGCTTTAATTAAATTCCTTTTAACTAAAAAGGATGGAGAAATCAAAAGTGAAGAATCGGTTATTAAATCTCTAATAGAAACTTGGGTAATGAGAAGAGTTCCTTTTCCCGTTAAAGAAATATTCTATAATGGAGATAATGGTTATTTAAGAACAACTACTGGAGTACAGGTTTCTGGAGAGGGTTTTAGTTATGAACATTTTAGTACTCATAATTCTTGTCCGAATCAAAAGAATGGTTCTTATATTCAACTTATCTTGGATAAAGATGAAGGAGTTGAATTAAGAAAAATCAAGTCAAATCTTGATAAACTTAAGGTAGAGAGAGAGCAACTTAAAAAAGAATTAGAAAGCTTAATTTACTCTCTAGGTACTCCTAAAAAGATTATTGAAAGTATCCCTGATTCAGAAGGATTTTTACAAGTACTACTAGGAAGTTCTCTACCTACAGTTAGGTTAGATATTACTTCAATTTTAAATAAGTTGAAGTAATGAGTAATCAAAGAAAAATCTTTTTAGGAATAGACCCTGGGAAAGAGGGTTTTATAACTGCCTATGACCCTGAATGTAAAAATGGAGAATATTGGTGTTTTTACCCAATGCCTGAACACAAAGTACCAAGTGGTAAAAAGTTAAAGTCAGGAGAAGATGAGATGAAAACAGAATTTCATGCAGAAGGTTTTAGAGATTTAGTTATTACTCTTCATCATAAGTACAAAGACTGTAAGATAATTGCAGCCATAGAAGAGGTAGGTGGAAGACAAGGTTGGAGTGCAGAAAACAACTTTAATTTTGGTCACACAGCAGGACTCCAATATATGATACTCATAATGTTAAAGGCAGAGATTGAGTTTGTACGTCCTCAGAAGTGGCAATCTTTCATGTATCAAGGGTACCAAAAAGTAATGATTCCATCATCTACAGGTAAAACTATGATTAATGATACCAAAGCTACTTCTGCTTTAGTTGCTCAAGCAATTGCTCCTAACATAGATTTTACTAAAACAGAAAGGTCTAAGAAGATTCATGATGGAAAAACAGATTCATTTCTAATTTGTTTATACCGTTTTAGAAGGTATCAGGAATAAATTTATCTTAAAGGTATCAAATATCAGGTTAAAAATTTTAAGGCCTTAGAACCAAAATTTTAAGGTCTTAAAATCTTTTTAAAAATAATTGTATAAAAAGTTTTTTATTAGGTTCTTTTAAATTAATTTTATCCCATAGAAATTTAAAACAATTATTATGTCAGTAGAATCTAAATCTCAAAAACTAATCGGTTTTGCAACAGAGTTTTTCACCCTATGGAGTTTAGTTGAAATCAAAAGATTTGACACAATAAATGATGTAGTAACTCACGTATCAACAGATTGGAAATACACATATATCCAAAACCTTTCAAAATCAGAAGAAGAAGCTATTAGAAAGTTTAAGGAGAGGTTTAATTATGAACCTCAGATAGATGAGTGTTTAAGAGGTCAAACTTCTTCATTTACAAGAAATGAAGTAATGTTATTCCCATATACAGTATTCCCTTTTGGAAAATGTCAGTTAATGGAAATAATGAAATCAGATGATGTTTGGCAATTAGATAGAGTCTTATCTGGTCCAGGAGCTCTTGGACATGTTAAAGAATTTAATACTTTAAAGGTTTTAAAGAGAAGAGTTCTTGCAAGAAAAAGATTGATTGAGTTAGGCGAGATTATTAAGTACAAACATACAGGAGATAAATGGGACGATATAGAAGGTGAATGGATTCATAATGTTGAACTGAAATATATTTCAAAAAGAGACTACAATAAAATGATAGAAGCTCAACAAAGTAGATTTTATCATGAAAACGGTGAAAAAGTGACTCTTAAATTAAAAGAGGTTTTTAGAACAGGATATGATTCAACTTACGGATATGTTTCAATAGTAACTTATGAAAATGAAATTGGGTACAAATACATTTATAAAGGTAGTTCAATTCCTGATTTAGGAGATGGAGATGATTTTGTAAGTGTTAAGGCTACAATTAAACATAATGAATACAGAAACATTAAGCAGAACATGATTCAAAGAGTAAAACTAAATTAAAAAGATATGTCAGTATTAGGTAATTGTTTAATTCTATCTATTTATTATAGATGTAGGATTCCAAATAGTAGGATTTTAATGTACTACAACAAAAAGTATGGAGTAATCTCATTCTATGTTATTACTGAAGATGACCACAAAATCTCTTTTAAAAGAGATAGAACAAAACCAATTGTAGTAAAGTCTTTACTATTTTACATTTATCCAAATATTAGTACTATTTAATCAAATCAGAAATAAAGAATTATAAGAATATGAAAAGAATCAAACCAACCACTGTTCAACTACAACAGTTCTGGAATCACAATATACATCCTATTACAGGACACAGACTAAACAAGTCTGACTTTTATTCTAAGGGTGAAAAAGTTGAAAGAGCATTTAATAATAAGTTAAAGAAAAAATATAACAAAGAATAATATGAACTTAACTGTAAAAAATTTTCGCCCTAATTTGATTCCAAATAATTTGAAATCAGAACCAACTGATTTTAATAAAATCATTTTAAAAAATGGTGGATATCAAGAGTATTGTATTCTCCAAAAACAGGATGGTTGTAGATTAGAATTAATAAGAGGTGAGGTATTATCAAGGGCATTAAAAGCTCCTGGTAGTAACTTAGTAGTAGAGAGATTCAAACCTATTGCAGAAGAATTTGAGAAATTGAATATTCTAGTAGAGGGAGAATTTTATATGCATGGTCATAAATTCAACTCTATCTTTAGATTCTTTTCAAAATCAGATGTTACTTGTCCTAAGTACAAACTACAATTAGAGAAAGAACTAAAGAAAGACCAGGAAAAATTTCTTAAAGAGTATGAGACTACTAATATTGAATTCCTTACTACATTTCACGAAGATCTAAAATTACACATTTTCGATTGTGTTATTTTAGATAGACCAGATTTAGTAGGTTGGCTTGATAGAATGGATGAATTAGAGAGAAGAATAGATTGTTCTTCATTACAAGGCAATAAGTTTATTGAAGAGAAAAGAAAGTTTATTTCATCTTCTTTTGAAAGTCTAAACAATTTTTACCAAAACTCTTTAGATGAAGGTTATGAAGGTTTAGTTTTAGTTCATAAAAACCATGAGTATAAACTAGGCAGAAACAGTTTAACTCAAGGTACTCTTTTGAAAATGAAAGAGGACTCATTAGAGTATGATGGAATCATTCTTGATGTACTAGAAGGTACTAATGTAAAGGAGGGAGTAGAAACTACTTTTGACAATTTCGGTTTTTCAGAAACTAGTAAGAAGAAAGATGACCGTGAACTATCAGGTTTAGCAAAAGGATTCTTGGTTCAATATGAAGATGTTGGAACATTCGTGGTTGGGTTAAATGGATTTGACAATACTGATAAGGTGGGTTTATTGAGAAGTAAGAACTTGTTTATTGGTAAACATTTCACTTATACTGCAATGAAACCTGTGAAGGATTTCCCAAGACATGCATTCTTTAAAAACTGGAGAGATGAAAAATAGATTAACAAATTGGCTCAGAAATATACTTGGTAGTACTGAACTTGAAAAACAGAATAATGAACTTAAATTAAAAGTTGAGTCTTTAGTTAAAGAAGTTTTCAGAGTTAATAGGGATTATCAAGAAATTATTGAACATGTAAAACTTATTAATAGAGATTTTACTGTCACTGCTGATGTAAATGACCCCAGATTAGAGTCTAGTGTAGTTTTAGTAATGAGAAGATTTCATGGAAGGGAAAATATCGTAAAATTCTATCAATTTGATAATTATAGAATGGAGGAGATTTACAGGTTTGTAGAAAGATTTGGAAAGGAGCAGGTTACAATTGATTCTCCTTCAAGATATCCACCTTTAAAATTTAGGTACTAACATGAGTAATATAAGAACAATTTTAGGAAGACTAATACTCATAGCAGCCTGTAGCTTAGAGGAGACTAGAAAATATTCTGTAGCAACAACCAATCCTCAAAAAAGAAATTCTACTAAGAAAGTAAAAAACAAGAAGAGTGGAGGGAAACAAGTAAAATATTCTAGTACTAAACCTATTCAATCAAAAGTAAAAACACAGTTTAGAAACAAGTCAAATATTTAAGTTATGAAAAGAGAAGATATACAAAAAGCAATTCAACTAGAGAAAGAATTAGTTGAAGTTGAAGAGAAATTAGTTACAATAGAAGAATCTTTTTCTGATATTAAAAAACTAACTGTTCTACCTAAGATTAGAATTGAAACCCATCTTACTCTTTTCTACTTAGACTATTTATTTGATAAAGATGACTTAACAATGTTACTAATCAGAAAGAAGAAAATATTTGAAGACCAGAAAGGCAGATTAGAAAAACAAATAAGAGACCTATAAAAAATAATGGAGAACAGCTACAGAATTGACACTATCAATAGGCAATTAGTTTTACAGTTTGACAAAACCGATAAACTAATAGTTGAAGATATCAAAGCAGTTAGTTTTAGTTCTCGATATAATCCTGTTTTAGAGATATGGATTATACCCGTAGATTTGTGGAGTAAGGATAAGATTTTTCCTTTTTTAAAAAAATGGAAATTTAAACATCGTCCTACTCCACAATCTGTTTTTGAGAAATACGATTACTCAATTACAAAGGAAAGAACAGAAGAACTAGAAAGAGTTTTAAATGATAAAGAGTTCACTTACAAGCCCAGAATGTATCAGGTTGAAGCTTTACACTATGGTATAGAAAAAGGAAACTTTATCAATGGAGATGATGTAGGATTAGGAAAAACATTTGAGGCAATTATGTATGCAGAGTATACTAATTCATGGCCTTGTTTAGTAGTTTGTCCAGCATCAGTTAAGTACAACTGGTTTTTGAGATGGATGGAGATTGTAGGTGGTGATAGAACTATCTCAGTTATAGAATCAGAGGTAACAAAAAAGAGACCAAGGGTTTGGAATACAGACATTGTAATTATTAACTATGATATTACAGGCAAGAAACAAGGGAAAGGTTCAACAGTAAAATTTCCAGAACTACTACTCATTAAGTGGAAAATGTATATATATGACGAGGCACACTTTTTAAAAGAAGAAACATCTCAAAGGTCAAGGGTAGCAAGACAAATGACAAAAAAGAGTGATGCAATTATCCAGATGTTAACTGGAACTGCCACAATGTCAAAACCCTCTGAATTATGGAACTTATTAGTAATTCTTAAGATTAGTCATCTAATTGCAAATAATTGGGAAGAGTATATACAAAGGTACTGTAATGGTTTCAAAGATAAATTTGGATGGCAACACTCAGGAGCAACTAACTTACTTGACTTAAATAGATTACTACGTGATGTAGGGTATTTGAGGAGGGAAAAAAGAGATGTATTAAAGGAACTACCACCAGTAGAAAAAATCGTTTTAGAAACCCCGATTACTAACCAGAAGGAAATCAAGGAGGCAGAAGAAAACTTTCTTGAGTATCTTTATAATACTAAAGGTGAAGCAGCTGCAGAATCAGCAATGGGAGCCGAAGGGTTAGTAAAACTTGGTGTACTAAGAAGACTATCAATTGATGGTAAGATGAAAGCAATTGAACAGTTCCTTAGGGATTGGAAAACTAGTGGAGTCAAACTTTTAGTCTTTGGAATACATAGAGAGCCTCTTGATTATTTATCTGAAAAGTTTAAGGGTAAATTACTTGCAGGTGGAGTAACAGCTATTCAGAAACAAACTATCATAGAGGACTGGATTAAGAATGATGAACCATTCTTATTTGCCAATATTAGTTCAGCAGGAACAGGTGTTGATGGACTTCAAAAAGTTTGTTCAAATATGTTAGTTCTTGAACTACCTTGGAGACCATCTGATTTAGAACAGTTGGTGGCAAGGATTGATAGGTCAGGACAAGAAGACCCCTCTACTATTCGTTTTATGTTATCAGAAGATACTATTGACAAACAGATGTGGAAAATGTTAGAGGAAAAAGAAATAGCAACCACAGCAGCTAATCAAGGAGTAGATATCATAAATGAGAAGTCAGGAATGAGAGTAGTAATGAAGATGTTATTGGAAGATAACACTAAATTAAAAAACGTAATTAAATGAAAAATAAATTAACTTGGAAAGAAAGGTTTCATAAATATATGTGTTCCTTAGAGGATAGAGGTTATAATGACCCTATTTTTATATTATACTTATTTGCTGAAGCTATTCGTATAGGTGCAATCATTTGGATAGTTTGGACTTTTTACAGAATTATTAAATTCTATCTTACATGGATATAGTAGCATATACTGATGGTTCAGCCTCTGTTGCTGGTTCAATGAAAGGGTTCAGTGGTTTCGGAACATATTTCCCAAATTTGTTTGGAGAAAAAAAAGCTTTCTCAATAGGGTTTGAGAATGGTAAGACAGGAGAGATGGAGGTACTTGCTCTTTTAATAGCTATCAAACAGATGCCTAGAAAAAGTGAGGAACAAATCAAGTTAACTGTCTATGCAGATTCTGAGTATGTAGTTAAAACATTCACTGAAAACCGTTTAGAAAAGTGGAAGGAAAATGGATGGACTAATACCTCTGGAGAAGTTGCCAATAAACACTTATGGATACAAATTTATGAGATGTTAAGGTTCAAAAAATACTTGAAACTTGAAATGAAACATATCAAATCTCATCAAGTAGAAAAGGAGAAGGATTTAACTAAACGCAGAGAGTTAATGAAGAACCCTCATGTTATTGGAAACTTAATGGCAGATTCACTTGCTAATTATAAGAGGCATTCTATTAGATTAAAGAATACTAACGAACTTAATTTATAGATATGACTGGAATTTACAAAATTATATCTCCTACCAACAAAGTTTATATTGGACAATCTTTTGATATAGATAGAAGATGGAAGGACCATAAGTTTGAGTTAGGATATAAACATATAAAATCAAAGTTAAAAAACTCATTTATTAGTCACGGTTTTGAAAACCACATCTTTGAAATTCTTGAAGAGTGTGAAATTGAACTCTTAAATGAAAGAGAAAGATTCTACCAAGACCAATTTGATGTCTTAGGACCAATGGGTTTGAATTTAGTTTTGACAGAAAGTAGTACAGAGGCTAGAATTTGTTCTGAAGAATCTAAACACAATATTTCAAAATCTCTGAAAAAGTATAATAGTTCTTTAACAGAAGAACAGAAAATAATTAGAAATAAAAAGACCTCAGAATCTATGAAAGGTATCTCTCTAGGTAGAAAACATACCAAGGAGACAAAACTACTTCTTAGTAAACGTAATACTGGAAAGAAACATACTAAAGAGACTATTGAGAAAATTAGTCAAGCTAGTAAGTCTAAGATTGTTACTGAAGAGTTTAGAGAGATAATGAGACAGTCTTGGGTTAAACGAAAACTAAATCTTTAAAATGAAAAGTCCTTTTACAGATAGAGAAATGAAATTGGTACCAACGCCTCAGTGTCCTAAAAGTGATAAATACTATCAATGTAAAGATACTAAGGCGTTATTCTTATGTAACCATATTACTAAAGAAGAGTTGATTGAATCACAGAAGATTAAACAAGGTATCTTAGATAGAATGAAAGCATAGGTTAGTTTTCTTTGTTTTAAGAAAGGTTTTATTCCTTTAGGTATATTGATATTGTTTTTAAAAAACAAGGCCTTAGAACCGGATTTTACGTTTAAGAAAAGAACTAGAAAAAGTAATACTAGAGTACATCTATATAAAAGTTCTTTCCTTAGAAACCTTTATTTTAAGTCTTTAAACTTTTTTAAAAATAATTGTATAAAAAGTTTTTTATTAGGTTCTTTTACTTTAATTTTATCCCTTAGAAATTTAAAACACTAAATATCATGAACCAAGAAAAAGAACAAATATTAGTTTTGAAAGATGGTAGAACTATTTTTAAAACACATAATGGTTTCAAACAATTTGTTGAGACTAAGAAAGGAGAAGTAACTGAGATTACCTCTGAGTACTATGACCAAGTTAAAAGACTAGCTAATAAAAAACTAAAACATGGATAAATCAAAATTAATCCTCACAGTATTTGTTACTAAGAATGGTAAATTCAGAGTAAGATTTAAAGAACCAGGACAAAAGTTTTATACAGAAGTAACTGTTGGAAGTGAATCTTGGAACCAAGGTAAAGGGAGAAAATATGAGGAGATAGTTATACTAAAATGTAGTAATCTTCTTACATCACTAACAGAACAACTTAATACTTTAATCTAATGGATGTAGTAGAAAAAGTAAAAATAGTTTTACTAGATACTTTTACTAAAAAAGAGAAAGTAGACTTTATTGAAAGAGTTAGAGTTCCACATCATAGTGCTTTTAAACAAGCATATATGGAGTTAGAAAACTATAATACTTCTGAAACTATTGACTTTGAGTTTAAGTCAGCTATAGTACAGGCAGTTAGAAATAAACTTATATAAAACAGTAAATAAAAAGAGTCATGCAAATAAAAACAATTAAGAAGGTAATTTCAAAGAAGTTAGAGGATTGGTTAGTAACAATAGAAGATGTAAAACTAAGAGATGAAGTAAGAAAGAACTATGTAGTTTCTGGGGGTTCAATTACATCCCTACTATTAGGTATTCCTGTTAATGATTATGATATCTATATTCAAGATATGGATGTTTTAATCAAGTTAGCCAGATACTATTGTCCTGGTATTGTACTTGATGGAAGACAGAGAGATGAGTACATCAAACACAGATTTCCAAAATACGATTCTGAAAACCCTAACTTGGTAAATTCAGATGAAAAGTATACTCCAGAACTCTTAGTAAGATTACTTACTTTAAAGAAAGACCAAGTAAAACTTGATATAGTTTCACAAGGTATCAAAAAAGAACTTATTAGAGAAGTAAATGAAGATATACCAAGTAAATATCAAGTTGCTTTCTTATCTCAAAATGCTATCTCACTTACTGATGATATTCAAATTGTTTTAAGGTTCAGTGGTTCAGTTGAACAAATTCACAAAACCTTTGACTTTATTCATGCTACTAATTACTTTACTTTCAAAGAAGGTTTAGTAACCAATGTTCAAGCACTAGAAAGTATTATAACCAAAACTTTGAAATATCAAGGGAGTTTATATCCTCTTACTTCAATTATCAGAATGAAGAAATTCATTAATAGAGGTTGGAGTATTGGTGCAGGGGAGATGTTAAAACCGATGTTCCAAATTAGTGAACTTGACCTCCATGATATTAGTGTTCTAGAGGAGCAATTGATTGGTGTAGATGTAGCTTATTTTTCAACCTTGATTGAAATTCTAAGAGGAGTTGACCCTGAGAAGTTAAATGCTAGATATCTAGCATCACTTATTGATAAGGTATTTAATGACCATGAAGAACCTGAAAATAAAGAGTAATGGAACAGACATTTTTATTCAAACATTCCTTAGATGGAATAACAATTACTATAATGAGTAAGTCTTTAGAAGGTGCTGAAGCTATTTTAGAAAAAATAGTTAAGAAGTCTAAAGATTGGGAAAATTATAGATAATATTATCTCCACATTTATTAGATTTTAAGGGAGGGTAAAGATTAAAATCTAGGTACTGAGTAGATAGAGTCAAGATATCAATTGATATTTGTAGACCTCATTGAAAGTTTAATATAGGTTCGAACCCTGTCTCAGTAACGATATTAAAAGATAGTAATTATGGAAGAACCACTTAAAGTATTGAGGGATAATCTAGATAAGTTTTGTAAAGATATTCCTGGTGTAATAGAAACGGGTTGTAGAGTAGGCAGAAATAAATCTTATCAACTCATGTTAATAGATTCAGTCTTACGAATGGCTGCTTCTGAAAGAGAAATTAATCCTGAGAGAACTCCAAGAGTTCTAATTATAGGAACTGAGAGTAGTTTCAAAAACTTTGACCAATGGGATATTTTAAAAAGAGTTTTAGAAGCTAATTTAATTCAAGTAGAGTTTGTAGATATGACTCAACCTTCTATGGGTAGGTATAAAGGAATGGATGATTCTCTTTGGGATACTGAACTACCTGGGTTAACTAAACATTTTGATATTGAAAAAGTATTAAGTATTAGACCAGTAGAACAGTATAGAGATGAATTTATACCAGATTTAAAACAGTTACAAAAAGATTTTCTATATCATGATAGAAAAATCCCTATTCCAGGAAAGAGTAGTAAGAAAGGTAAGAACAACCAACTAGGTTCTAAGTTTCATAGATAATAATTAATAACTCAAATAAATAAACAAGAATGAAGATTGTAAAAGACTCGGCTCAAAAACAGGTTTTTACTAGAGAAGAGGTTGAGAAATCAACTCTAGAGTATTTCAAAGGAGACCAATTAGCAACCACAGTGTGGATTGATAAATACTCTTTGAAGAATAAAGTTCATAATGAAAAAGGAGAGATAGTAGAATATTTCGAACTTAATCCAGATATGATGCATAGAAGGATAGCTAGAGAGTTTGCTAGAATTGAAGGGAAGTATAAAGAACCAATGACTGAGGATGAAATCTATCACCTATTAAAAGGTTTTGAATACATTATACCACAAGGTTCTCCAATGGCAGGTATCGGAAATCCATTTGTTAATACTAGTATCTCTAATTGTTTCTTAATTGGAAACCAGCCTGATTCTTATGGTGGTATTATGAATGCAGATGAGGAACAAGTTCAGTTAATGAAAAGAAGAGGTGGAGTAGGACAATCATTAGACCACCTTAGACCATCAGGAGCAATGGCAGGAAATACACCTCTTGGTGAATCTTGTGGGATGACTCTTTATATGGATAGATACTCTAATTCTACTAGAGAGGTCCAACAAGATGGAAGAAGAGGAGCACTTATGTTATGTGTAAGTATCCATCATCCAGATGCAGAAAAGTTTATTGATAAGAAAATGACTCCAGGAGCAGTTACAGGAGCAAATGTTTCTCTAAAAATCTCAAAGGAGTTCATGGAGTGTGAAAAAACTGGTAAACCTTTTATCCAAACCTTTCCAGTAGATACTAAGATAGAAGATATCTGTCCTCTAGGTTATAGGAAATCTGAGCTTGATTATTATATCAATAATCTAGAATTTGACAAACTCTATCCTGGAAAAACTATTGATGGTCAAAGGACTTATTTCAAAAAAGTTGACCCTAAAAAGATTTGGAAAAAACTCTGTCATAATGCCTGGAAATCAGCTGAACCTGGTATCTTATTTTGGGACCAGATTATAAATGAATCTCCTTGTAGATTTTATGGAGTTGAGTGGGAGGAAAAAGGAACTAATCCTTGTTTCACAGGTGATACATTAGTTGCAGTTGCTGATGGAAGAGGTTATGTACCTTTTAAAATATTAGCAGAAGAAGGAAAAGATGTAGATGTTTATAGTGAATCAGAAAATAAAGTGATTACTATTCAAACTATGAGAAATCCTAGAGTTACAGGATTTCAACAAAAGATTTTTAAACTCACTTTTACAAGTGGAGAGTTTGTTAGAGCAACCTCAAACCATCAGTTTTATCTAGTGAATAATACAAAAGTTGAACTTAAAAACCTTAAGAAAGGACAACATATTAGGCCAATTAGTAGATACAGAAACCCTAAAGGTTCTGGCCTATTGAACCGTGATTCTAAAATATATGGAGATATGCCTCTCTTTACAGTTCAATCAATTGAAGAGGATGGAGTAGAGGATGTTTATAGTGGAACTGTAGATAATTACCATAACTACTTTGTTGGAAACTTCAAAAGTAAGATTGAGAAGATTACAAGATTAGGTTCTTCTATTAAGGTTGCAAATTGTGGAGAAATTCCACTTCCACCAGATGATAGTTGTAGGTTATTACTCTTGAATCTATATGGTTATGTTACTAACAAGTTTCAAAGTAATGCAATCTTTGAAGATGAAATGTTTGTTAAACATGTTCATTGTGCACAAAGACTAATGGATGATGTTATTGATTTAGAAATTGAAAAGATTGACAAAATCTTAGAAGAAATCAATGAAAAAAGATTTGATGATAAATTCCAGAAGGTTGAGAGAGAACTTTGGTTAAAAATCAAACAGAAAGCCATTGATGGAAGAAGAACAGGTCTTGGTATAACAGGAGAGGGTGATATGATGGCAGCACTTGGAATTAAATATGGTACTCCAGAAGGTACTGAATTTTCAGAAAAGTTACACCAACTATTAGCAACTACTGCTTATGAAGCCTCAATTGATTTAGCTGAAGAGAGAGGAGCTTTCCCAATTTGGGATAAGAATGACTTTAGGTCAAGTGGATTCCTTACTCGTATGTTTTTAGATGAGAATGATTTAATGACCGACGAAATTAGATACAGGGTAGAAGAGTTTGGTAGAAGGAATATTGCTATCCTTACAATTGCTCCAGCTGGTTCAGTATCACTTTTATCACAAACATCCTCAGGAGTAGAACCAATTTTCAGTCCTTGGTATTTCAGAAAGAAAAAGGTTACTAATGAAACCTATTTTGATGTAGTAGATGAGGTTGGTGATAAGTGGATTGAATTTCCAGTTTTTCATAAACCTTTCATAGATTTCTATTCTGGTTCCACAGGTATTTCTTATGAGAAAGCAGAAGAAATTCTGATGAAACTAAAAGAACCTGAGTTGAGAGAAATCTTTGAAAAGTCTCCTTACTTTGGAGCAACGGCTCAGGATGTAGATTATGTAGAAAAAGTCAGAATGCAAGGAGCTATCCAAAAATGGGTTGACCACTCAATTTCTGTAACTGTAAATATGCCAGAACATGTAACTGAAGAAATGGTACAAGATGTTTATAGAATGGCATTTGAATCAGGTTGTAAGGGAGTAACAGTTTACAGAGATAATTCTCGTGGAAATGTTCTTTCAACCACATCTGATAAAAATAAGAAAGTAGAGGAAAACTTTGAGTATAATCATTCAACTAAGAGACCCTCTGAACTTGAATGTGATATTTTTCATAAAACATCAAGAGGTGAAGAGTATATTATTTTAATAGGAAAACTAGAAAATAGACCTTATGAGGTATTTGTAGTTCCTAGTAATTTAGTAAAGGTTTCAAAGAAGTTTAAAACGGGTTATATTGTTAAGAAAAGGAGTGGTCATTATTCATTATACCAACCTGATAATAACAACTTAATTATAGAAGACTTAGGTTATTATATGATTGAGAATGAACAAAATTCTACAAGAATGTTAAGTTCACTTCTTAGACACAGGGTAGAACCAGGATTCGTTGCTGAGACTATTCTTAAGTTTGCTACAATTAACTCCTTTCATCAAGTAATAGCTAAAGTTTTACAAAGCTATTCTGATAAAGGAGAAAAGTGTCCTGAATGTAAAACAGTAATGGTAAAGTCAGAGGGATGTAAAAAGTGTCCTGAGTGTGGTTATAATGCTTGTAATTAATACAGTATGGATAAGTCAACAGAAGAACAGAAAGTAGTAAAGTTCTGGACAGATGTAAAGATAGCAGAAACCCTCTCTCTTGAGAGGGTTATCAAACCTCAGTCTGAAAGGAAACCTAGAAACTATTTAACAAACAATAGTTTAGCACAACTTGTTTCTGAAAGGAATGGTTTTGTTTATGAGAATGTTAAGGAAGTTCTAGATGATTTATCTGCTATTATGTATGAACAGATTATCTCAGGAAATAGAGTTTACTTACCTAGGATTGGTTCAATTTACTTAACAGTAAAACCTCCCTATAAAACTAATATAAACTTAAAAGGTTTAGGTGGTAAGTTACAAGAACACTTTGTTGCCCCTAGATTTGATATCCGTTTCTACAGGAATGAGGAGTCTTTACTTTTCTTGAAACAGAGAGAAGTTACAGAACAAGAGTTAGATAAAATCTATTATGATGGACTTACTACTAAGAAGGAGAAGGAAGAAGAAGTGAAGGTTGAAAAGTTCAAAATAGCAGATAGAAAAATGTAGTTATTTATAAACCGCCTATAAAATTAGGCGGTTATTTTAAACAAATAAATTAGAAGTTATGAAAGGATTAGAATGTATTTGGATTTTTCTAGTAATCATATTTTTTGGTTATATAGGAATGGTTCTGTTTGATGAGAAAGATAAAAATCAACTCTATATAGCTACACAAGTTAAATGTGATTGTGATTATAATCTACCCAAGTATTACTCCTTAGTTCAAGACTCTGTTACAGGTGAATATGCAATTCAATACAGAGTATATTCTTCACAAAAGTTTCTCTCTTTACATAGATATATATTTGTTTCAAATTTCATATCTAAGTTTGGAGATTCAGAAGAGGCCACTGTCTTTAGAGATAGTTGTAAAGCAAAAGGTTTCACAAGAGAATATTTTGAATCTCTTGAAAGAGAAAAGAAGTTTATAAAAGTTAAGTAATTCATTATGGTAGTAAATGTAAAAAATTTGGAAGGTATCTTGGATGACAAAATATCTCTGATAGGTAGAGGGATTTTAATTACAATCTTACTACTTAAAGAAAAGGACCCAAAACTGACTTTAGCAAAATGTAAGACTAAAATCAGTTTTTTAAAGAATAAAGAAGAACTCATTACTCTACACAAACTAGGTTTAATAACCTGGAGTGGTTATCAGGCAGCAGTAGAATCATTGAAGAAAAAAGAGATTAATCCACAAATTATTGATATTTTAAACTTCATGGGTTCCTTATACAGAAGAAGTATTAGTCCTACAGAAGAAAGAAATAAGCTTCTAGCTACTCTACTAGAAAAATACTCAGTTGATGAAATCAAGAAGGTAGTTTCTAATAGATATGTAGTATGGAAAGATGAACCTGTAATGTGTAAACACTTAGTTCCAGAAACCATATTTAGAGGTTCTAAGTTTATAAAATATCTTGAGGAAGCTAACTATACCAAAGAAGGAGAATCATTCCTTACAGCAAGTAAAATTAACCTTCAAGATGGTGATGAAATTTCATCAGAAATTGCTTCTTCTTTTTCAGATTTAGATAATTATACTTTTTATTCGTATCAACTAAATCAATTAGGAGAAAAAATAACCAACGGTAGAAAAATAACAAGGAGTGGAAAAGATATTAAGAGGTTATTGAAAGTAAGAGACCACCAAGAATATAAAGACTTTAAATTAACATACATACAACAATAACAGATGAACTTATTAAGAAGTGAAATTAGTTTCTTTAATAGTATTACAAAAACAGAAGTTGTAAGGAAACCATACTCTATCCAAAATTGTATTGAGGATATTAGAGAGGGTACTTACAAAGATATAGTTCAAAAAGTTAGGGGAGGCAATAGTGAGATTAAAAAACAATTACCAGCAATTGCAACACACGGAGTATTTAGAGACTTCAGAGAAAAGAAAGATTTCATTCTAGCAAGTGGAATTATCATAGTAGACATTGACGATATAGATGATGATATTGAGGAGGTCAAAGAAGATATTATGTCTAGTTTTGATTATGTATTCTCTGTAATGGTATCTCCTTCTGGAAATGGTGTTAAGGCACTTTGTTTTGTAGAACCAGATTTGGTAACTGCAGATAACTATCGTGAGATTGGAAAGTATCTTTCAAAGGATTTTCAAGGGTATGGAAAATCTGTTGACTGGTTATCTATTACTGATTGTTTGATAATGACCTGGGACCCAAAGATTTTGGTAAACTATGAAGTAACTCCAGCAACAGTTTATCTAAAAGAAACTACTATTCATACAGTAGAATTAGAACCACTAGACAAGAATAAGACTCTATGGGATGATGTAGAGGAGTTTTATATGACAGTTCTTTCTGAGAATATAGACCAGAAATCTTCTAACAACTTTCACTATTTACAGATGGCAATGTTAGACCTTGCCAAATATGGTTTCACACACCCTAAAGATGACCTTAGTTTTGTTATCGATTATGCTGAGGCAGTTCATAAGAGGTCAAATGATAATAAAACCCGTTTCCTAGAATTGGTTGAGATTTGTAAGAAATATCCTCAAACTCTTTGGCCCTATAAAACTACTCGTGAGTCAATTGAAGAGGATGAAGAACCAGAGTATGATTACTCAGAATATGTTAAGAAACCAAATCAACCTTCAGATAGTAGTTCTAAGGAAGAATCAGTAGAAGATGGTAATGAAGGTATGGTTGATTATGATTCTTTCACAGAACGGTTATTACAGGTTGCTATGGAAGGAGATAGGGTAGGGGCAGAAATATCTTTGAAGTCCTTTGCTGATATATTCAGATTTAGAGGTTCTGGTATTTTAACTGTTACAGGAATTCCAGGTCATGGAAAAGCTCAGGCTTTAGATAGTTTAATCTATACACCAACAGGCAGTGTAAAGATGGGTGATATTAAAATTGGTGATAAAGTACTTACAAAAAATGGTACTACAAAAGTTACAGGAGTTTTCCCTCAAGGTAAGAAAGATGTTTATAGAGTAACTTTTTCTGACCATTCAAATACTAAGTGTTGCAAAGAACATCTTTGGCAAGTTATTGAAATGAAGAACAATAATATTAAAGAAGAGAAGATAATTCCTTTAGAAGAGATGATTGGTAATTTAACAGTGGGTAAGTATCCATGGGTAGGTTCTAGATATAAAATCCCTACTTTAATCTCTGAGTTTAAATCTCAACTATTAGAACTAGACCCTTATTTATTAGGATTATTAATTGGTGATGGTTCCTTAACACAGAGCTCAATAGGTTTTCATAATCCTGAATTAAGTATCATAGAGCATCTAGAAAAAGAAGTCAATAAAGTTGGTTGTTCAGTTCATTTAAACTGGGTACCATCAAATAATTGTTTTGAGGTTACAATAAGTCAGAAGGAAAATAGTAGAGATTTAAGTTATGTAAGTAAAGTTGTAAAAAAACTAAATCTAGATACAACTTCAATTCATAAGTTTATTCCTGATTGTTATTTATATAATTCAGTAGAAGTTAGATTAGGTATACTAAGAGGTCTAATGGATACCGATGGAGTAATAGATAAAAACTCAACACCTTACTTAAGTACCTCCTCTAAGCAACTAGCATTAGATTTTCAAAAATTAGTTTACTCTCTAGGAGGTAACTCAATTATTAATGAGAACCTTGCAAAGTATACTTACAAAGGAGAAAGTCTAGTTTCAAAAAATCTAGCATATAGAGTTACTGTAAGGCTACCAAGTGTGTTAGGAATACCTTTTCTAAACTCTAAACACAAAGTAGAAAGATATAATTCAAGAATTCATAAAGAACCTTTTAGGTATGTTAAAGGAATAGAGTTAGTTTCAAATGAAGAAACTCAGTGTATAATGGTTGAAGACAAGAGTCATTTATACTTTACAGATGATTTTATTGTTACTCATAATACTGAGTTCATTGACCAGTGTATTCTAGACCTTGCTAGATTGTATAACCAAGAAACCTTAGTTGCTGGATTTGAACAAACTCCTGAGGAACACGTTTTAAAGTTAACTAGAAAAATGATTGGTAGAGATATAGGATGTAAATCTTATTTAGGAACCAAGGAAAATATTGATACTATTGTCAAGGTATCAAAGTTTATTACCTCTAAAATTAGACACATTGATACAATTAGTCAAGGTTCTGATATTGGGAATTTACTTAAGATATGTGCCCAACAGATTCAAAAATCAAGAGAGGTATCTAGGGTAGGAGTAAGGTATGTAGTTATTGACCCCTACAACATGTTATCAGTAAAGGGTTCTAGATTACAGGGGTTTGAGAAAGTAGAAGATATTCTTAGGAAAATTACAATCTTTTCACATCAAATGGATGTATTAGTAATTCTAGTAGCACACCCTGTTAAAATTAAAAAGGACGAAAAAACTAAAATGTATGAAGTCCCAGATTTCTATTCAGTAAAAGGTTCTTCTGCTTTCTTTGAAATGAGTTACCATGGATTAGTTGTTTACCGAGAAGGTTACCTTTCAAGTGATAAAGTTCTAGTTAGAGTACTAAAGGTAAAACAAGCAAACCTTGGTAAAACAATGGAGGAAGTTTTTCTAGGGTATGATAAAAACTCTGGTAGATATATTCCTTTAAATGAAGAAGGAGATGAGGAGAGTGGTGACCATAGACATAAGGACTGGTTAGATAAGGTTCCTAAAGAATATTTAACCTAAGTTCTTAATTGCAGGTAATTTTAACTAGGTATATTTAAAGTTATCTTCCTTTAGGTATATTGATATTGTTTAAAAATTTTAAGGCCTTAGAACCAAAATTTTAAGGTCTTAAAATCTTTTTAAAAATAATTGTATAAAAAGTTTTTTATTAGGTTCTTTTACTTTAATTTTATCCCATAGAAATTTAAAACACAAAATATCATGACACCAACCTTTATTACTAAAAAGAAATCAGGAACTATAAAGAAATTATTCAATATCTTCTTATTAACAGTAGAGGAATATGAAAACCTAGAAGATAGGGATTTTGAGAATGAGATATCATATTTTCAAGACCAGAGTATTGAAATGGAAGGGTACTGTTCTGATATTACTGATTCTGATAAAACTTCAATGTACTATTCTATGGAAATTAGTACAGAAGATATAGAGAAGGTTGTTAATAGTCAGTGTGTAGTAATTACATCTATATACCTTTAACTATGACACACCAAACCACTTTTGAACACATTGGTTACTCAGTTGATTATTTCATTGAAAACAAATTTGTAGGTTCTACTAAAATACAAGAACCTGATAGAGAAGTTTATGGGTACCAAGGCAGAAGAATAGAGACTCTTGAAAGTAATATCACTCTTATTAATAAGAAGGTATTAAAGAAAGGTGTTGAAGTAAAAACAGAACTTGTACCACTATGTGGAAAATTTATAACAAAAACTTAAATTTAGTATTATGACAAACAAACCATCTATCACAGCCAAAACTCAGATTAGAATTGGGTTACTTATTGCAGCCTATTTTGTACTACAATTACTAAGATTATAGTTATGAGTCAATTGAAACTACAATTAAATATAGAACCAAAGAAACCTTTCAAAACAATTAAGGGTTTAAACAAGATATTACAAGCTCCTGTTTGTAAAAATTGGAACAAAACTAAAAAATAAAAGTTATGAAAATGATAATCACTCCAGAAGAAGTTCAAAATTTAACAGGTAAGTTCATTATACAGTTAGACTGTAATGAAGAAGGTAGAATGGTTCATAATACTATTAATGAAAAGAATTGGGATTTTATGAAAGAGAAAAGAATCTCTTTTGTATGTGGGTTAGTTTGGCAAGGGTTCTACTATGAACATAAGAAGTTTGAAACAAAAGAACAGTTTAGTGAATATTTCAATAACTACTTAGAATCAAAACCAAACTCTAGATATCATAGATTACTTACTTCAGATGAACTAGACTTTGTATTAAACAAAATGAAACAAGAAAACTACTAATCCATAAAGTGTAAATATGAATCAGATTTCTAATGAACTAAGAATGAAGATAAAAGGCGAAGATAGAATCTGGAAAGATATCTACTCTAAGTCACAAAACTCTAGAACTGTAACTCAATCACAAACAGGACAAAGACTTATACTTGATGAAGCTATAAGGTTGACACCAATCATACAGAGTTGGATAACCGGTAGTTCAAAATCAGGTTACAAAAAAGAATTAGATGAAACCTTCTTTGATGAAAATGAGATTCTTCTAAAGATAACTGAAACTCTACTTATTCTAACTTCTTCAATATTAATTATCTCAATCAAATCTACTACTGCAACTAGATACTCTAATGTTACTCTAATTCAAGAAAAGATTTTTAAAAATCTTAGTTTTGAATCAACTTGGAGATTTATTGAAGTGTTAGTAGAAAGTAGTACTTTTCTTTTTTCAAAAACAACCAAGGAGAAAGTAGGTGGGGTTCTACAAACTAAAGTCTCTTATCAATGTGACTTATCATCTAAGATTAAAGAGGAGTTAACTGTAATGTCTTGTTATGCTTTTTTTCCAGAACCAATGATTAGTAAACCAATTGATTGGTCTTTTGAAAATGGAGAATTAAAAGGAGGCTATGAAACCTATCAGTACCAACTAATTAGATTTAGAGGTGATGTAGATTACACTAAGTATTCTGAAAATATCTTTAAAGCAGTTAATGCAGCACAGAGTGTCCCTTGGAGAGTAAATAAAGAAGTTATTGGGATAGTTAGAAATGAGTTAGTATTCCCTAACATTGAGGATTTTGTTAAAGTAGAGTATCCACAAGTAGATGAAAATATTTGGACAGTAGATGAAAATACTTTAACAGAAGAAGAGAGAGAACAAAACCAATTACTAAAACAAAACTACTTCAAAGAGGTTGAAATCTACAAGGCTGAGAAGAGTGATTTTGAATCTGAGGTAGGTAAGTATCGAGCAATAAAACTTGCCTTAGAGATTGCAGAATTATATAAAGACTATGATGAAATCTACTTTCCTCACTCTTATGATTTTAGAGGTAGGGTTTATCCAATTCCTGTTGGTCTATCTCCTCAAGGTTCTGACACTGTTAAAGCAATGATTGATTATAAGTATGGTGAGGTACTTACAGAGAAAGGTAGAGAATGGGCTTATGCTTATTTAACATCTTTATTTGGTGAAGACAAAATACCATTCCAAGAAAGAGTTAAGAGAGGAAAAGAGTTAATGACAGAAGATTGGAAGTTAGCAGATGAACCGTACCAGTTTCTAGCACATCAATTAGAATTGAAAAAACTTGAATTAGACCCTAATTATGAATTTAAAGGTAGGATACATCTTGATGCTTGCAATAGTGGTTCACAGTTTACCTCTGCAATGACAAACGATTTAGATGGGTGTTTAGCAACTAATGTTACTCCTACATATAAAAAGGGTGTTCAAGATAGACAAGATGCTTATATACTTGTTTCTAAAAAATGTTTGACAATAACTAATTCTCTTTTAAAACAAGAGGACTCAGAAAAGAAAGATGAATTAACTTTCTTCAAAAACCTATTGGTTGAGAAAGGTAGAAAGGTGTGTAAAACTGCTGTAATGGTTTCAAATTATGGAGGAACTGAAGGAGGTAGGTCTGAAATTATTTGGGACTTATTAAGGGAGTTAAAGGTAGATAGAAAACTAATTAGTAAACAAAATGCTGCTTTATTCAGTAAAGTAATTGGTCAATCAATTGTAGGAGTATTACAAGGAGGGAAGGCTTTTGAACGTTATATCCACCAGATGAGTATGATTCTTACTAAAACCAATAAACCAATCACTTGGGATACTTCAGATGGATTCCATGTAGTTCACGTAAAAAAGAAAGAAGGTCAAGGCACTCAGATTAGTTGTTTACTTCCTGGTTCTAGAAGAGTAACTACTTTATTAAAAAAGAGATACTTAAATGAGATATCAGCAAGGAAAATGAAATCTGCAATTAGTCCTAACTTTGTTCACTCTTTAGATGCTGAACTACTTAGAAAAGTATTACTTAGAACAACTGAAGAAGGTATTCTACACACTGACTGGATTCATGATTCTTTCGGCTGCTTACCAAATCATGTTGACAGGTTACTTGATATTACTAAGGAGGAGTTTATTAGTCTAATGGCCTGTAAACCATTAGAAATGTTAGATAAACAACTAAGAGGTCAGGTTGAACCTACTAAGGCAAATTTGAAGTTATTAGATGGAGTTAAAATTCCTAATTTGAGTAAAAAAGATAAACCTTTTAACTTGAGTCTTGTTATGGATTCAGAGTGGTTTTTTAGTTAATAATCCTAAAGTTTTAAACCCTTGTCAGACCCCTCAAACTCTAAGTATTTTTAACACCCCATACTATATGAAGGAATCATGATTTATTTCTTCTGAGGTATCTTTTGTTTTCTTTTAATCCTCTCAAAAAAGTTAAAATTTTGATAACTCTCATACTGACCTGATACTTTATCAGTGTTAGGAGAGAGTATTATTTAGTGTAGTGCTGGCACTTTTTTATAATAAAAAATAGTGTTTTAAAACATTTTTTAATACTCTCTCCTGACTTCTAGGATGTTAAAAATAATAAAAGTGTAAGAATCCTTAATATACGAAGTATAATATTAAAATAATATTTATATATCACGTATACATACGGGAATTTTTACTAAATACGACTATCATAAAGTGTAAAAACCAGACAAAAATCTGGGTGTCAAATCTAGTACTGTAAAACCTTAGTTTTTAAGTAGTTAAGTTACACTCCATACTATATGAAGAGAACATGGTTTTTATAAATCTTGTTAACATAAGTTTTTGGATGATTTCTGAACAGGAACAAGTGAAGTAGAATTTCTATGAGGGACTTATATTGTTCAAAACTTACTGAGTTCATAAGAGAAGTAAAACTCTAGGTGATAAGGTTCGACCCTAACTCAGAGCGAAGATATAATACTAATAACTGGAGTTCCCAGTTTAACAAATTTAGATATGGGATTCGAGATACAGAATTATAGAGAATTAACCCAGATTGAAACAAGGCAAGACCAAGCACTGGGAATTATGAAGTGGGGTACAAACAATGCTTTCCCACAAACGTTAAAAAACCTGATAGACCAATCCCCTGTAGCAAAACCTGCTATTGATAGGGTGATAAAATTCTACAAGGGTGGAAAATTTGAAGGAGAAGACACAATAGTATCTTCTTCAGGACTAACATTAAAAGGGTTAGTTGGAATATTGGCAGATGATTTTGCTACTTTTAATGCCTACTCTATACACTCCAATTTTGATATTGAAGGTACAGTATCTAGTATGGAGCCATTAAGGATTACTGATTTAAGATTTAATGAGTTTGATGAACTAAACACTTCATCCAAACTAGGGTACCATCCTGATTTTGGATTAAATTCTGTAGTAAAGAAAACTATTACACAAACAGTAACAAGAGCAAAAATTAAGTGGATTGATAAATTCAACCCAGAATCTGTATTGAAACAGATAGAAAATACTAAGAAAGGAATCTCAAACTATAATGGACAGGTTTTATACCATTCAGAAGCTGGTTCTTCCTCTTACCCTATCCCTACCTTACAGGCTCAAATTAATTACATGCTTTCTGATATAGAGAATAGTATCTTAGTAAGAAAAGAAACTGCAACTGGTTTCATAAATTCTTACTTACTAAAAACTATGTTAGCAGCTGAAGACCCAAATCTTCAAGCTTTAGAGAATGCAATTGCACAAGCTCAAGGAGCAAGAGGTAGTGGAAAAATTATTACTCTATCTGGATTATCTCCAGATGAAGTTAACAACTCTTTACTAGAAGAGATTGGTTCTGGTGGAGCCGGAGCAACTGCTATCATAGAATCTTGTATGAAAACTTATGAGTTGGCTCACAAGGTTATCAATGGGGCTTACTTAATCCCACCTATTTTATCAGGAGCAGACCAAAAAACAGGTTTCTCTTCTGCTGATTTAAAGGAGGCTTATTTTGTATTTAACTCTATTACTCAAACAGGTAGAGATACAATAGAGAGTGGAATTAATAGGGTTTTGGCTGAAGGAGATTTTGGTATTAAAAGTATCAAGTTACAAAAACTAACTCTAGATGAAGAAGTTCCTGTAGTAAAACCAGTACAACCAATACAACCAATACAACCAGTAGTAAGTAAAGAAAAATTTAGTAATGTAACTATGGGAGGTCCTGGAAGTGGACGTTATCCTGAAGGAAGTGGAGAGGAACCTGGTCAAAGTAGTTTAGATAATAATCCAGACGCTCAAAAAGATTATAAAACTGCAGCTTTAAGTGATGAAAAGTATGGTTGGTTTGGACCAGAAACACTAGAAGAAAAGATTATTCTTTCATATACTGAGAGAGGGTATCAAGTTAACTATGCTTTACGTGAAGGGAATTTGACTTCTGGGGATAGAGCATATATAAGAAACTTAGAGAGAACTCTTAGTAAAGAACCTAACTTCGAAGGAGAGGTTTATAGAGGTGTTGAAGGAATAGATGTTAGTGATTATATAAATAATATAGGAGGGACTGTAGAGTGGGATGCTTATACTTCTTCTTCTAAAGATATAGAGAGAGCTGAAAGATTTTCAAAAGGTGGAGTAATCTTTGTAATTCAATCAAAAACAGGAAAAGATATCTCATCAAAAAGTGGAATGCCACATGAAAAAGAAGTACTTTTTAGTACATATACACCTTTTACTATAGAGAAAGTGGAAGGAAATAGAATTCATTTAAAAGAAGAGTAAAATGGAAGAAAAGAAAAAAGAGGTTGAAAGAAAATCAACCCTAGGAGAAAGAATGAATTTTAATACAAAACCTATTATAACTCCACCAAAGAAAAGGAGAGAACAGGCAAGTTCTGAGAAAGAAATAATCTAATAGTAAAGTAGATATGTACAATCCAAATAATACTAAACAGTTGATTGTGGTTAATATAGCTCAAGCACTTATAGATTACTGTTCAATCCAACCTGATATTGATGAATCCAAGATTCAAACTGCACAACTAATTGCACAAAAGGTTGACCTCAAAAGGTTAATTGGAGAGACAAATGTAAGGAGATGTATTGACCCTATAAACCTAGATGATCCCCCTCCACAAGCTGATGTAGAGTTAAGAGAGTTAGTAATTCCAGCAATTGCTTTCTTTACTTATTCTAGATTACTGAGAATGTTTCCAGGTACATTTACTGATGGAGGATACATAATTGATAAAGAAGCTTCTGATAAAGGAGTAACTGCAAATGTATCAAATGAGTATAAAGCAATTGCTGAAACTTTTATGGAAGATGTATTCATTTTCTTAAAAGCTGAAACTCCAAATGATAAAGAGGTAAAAAAAGAAAATCTTACACCCTCTATTCGAGCTTTTGGTGGTAATGAATTTAGAGGGAGTAACTAATTCATAGAGTATGAAGTCAAGAATTATGAAAATGAGAGTATTAGGGAAGAAACTAGGTATCAGAGAAGTTAAACCTGTTCAAAATACTAATGTAACCTCAAAGAAGAAAAAGAGAAAATAATTTAATCTAATACAGAAACAAAAATGGCAGCAGCAACTCTAAAAATCTTTTTACAACAAGATTTAGCTACTCAGTATGCAGACTTAAAAACTGCTGGAGTATTGGCTAAGAAAACAGATGATAACTACAGAGAGAAACAGGAGAGATATACTTTTCTTACTGCAAACTTTACTGTTCACAAAAAATCAGGAGTAGTACAGAGAATCGAGATAGATACTCTCAAGGTACCAGCATTAGCATAAAACCAATTAAGACAGTAGGTATGGTTTCCTACGACATAACAATACTAACAAACTTGTATGACCTGTAACAAGGTGGGTGGTGACAACGACAGTTTTAATTGGTCCGGTTATAATACTCTGAACTGAAACATCTAAGTAAGAGTATTTAAGTCTTCATATCTCTTCCATCTGATGTGAGCGGATATTCATACTTCCGATAAATATGAAGATATATTAATCAGTATGCTCAATCCTTGAAATCATAGGTACATACTTACTGATTAATTACTAATCAACACCAAAATAAAGTTATTATTGAGGGTAGATTAAGGTTTGTACTAATCACGGTTAAGAATAGAACTAGTTTCTAGAACCTTAAAAACTACGAGATTAATGGGGAGAGTTGATTACATTGGAGTAATCTGCTTGACAGGAAGTCACTACTGGTTCGAATCCAGTTCTCTCCACAAACTAAACTTAGAAAGAATGAAAATAGCAAAAGCAATTTGGAAAATCTTTCTTCTAGTAACAGTTTTGACAATCCCTAGATTAATCGTATGGTTACTTAGTGGGATTATTAGAGTTCTAGTAATAATCAAAAAAACTATAGCCTACCTCATAAAGTTAGTAGAAGAAGAAATAAACCCAACTAATCATGAAAAAATTCCCAATTCTAAAAACTAAAGAATGGGTGTTAACAGAAAGGCAAGAAGAAGTTAAACAACTAATCAGAACTACATTACAAATAAATCAAACCATTACTACCTATAAAGCAATTACTGAAACAACAGGAGCAGCACAATGGGAGATAGATAAAGTAATGGAGATGTGTCCAGACCTAAAAGCAGAGTTTGTAATTAGAAGAAAAAGTTTAGCTAATAAAGCAGTAGACAACATCCATGAGATTGTTAATAATTTTAACCACCCTCAAAATTTCCAGGCCTCAAAATTTATAGTACAGACATACAAGAATGAACTTGACGAGGATTTGGTCCCAAAAGTTTCAACAGAAGTAGGGTTTGGTATAAAGGATGGTCAAATAAGTCCCGTATCAATAACTTTCACCCAAAAAAAATAATCTTATGGAGAAAGAAGTTGAAGAATGGAGAGTAATAGATATTTATACAAAGTATTCAGTTAGTTCATTTGGAAGTGTAAAAACTAATAATGAGAAAACTGTCAATGGTAGATATTATCCTATAAGTGAACTAAAACAATCATCAGACCAAGATGGTTATAGACTAGTAACTCTATTTGATGAAGAAAGAAAAGGAAAAATGTTTAGAGTACATAGATTAGTATGTTCGGCATTTCACCCAAATCCTGAGAATAAACCATTAGTTAACCACAAAGACGGAATTAAGTGGAATAATTACAAAGATAATGTTGAATGGTCTACACCGTCAGAAAATAACCAGCATGCCTTAAAAACAGGGTTGGTTAAAACTGGAATTCATAGTCCCTCTTATGGAAATAAGAATAGTCAATATGGTAAAACAGGAAGTTTAAATAACTTTGCTAAAAGTGTAATCAATACTGAAACAGGAGAAATCTTTGGATCAGTAAAAGAAGCAGCTGAAAGTATAGGAATGAAGGATTATAACCTAAGTGATAGATTATGCATGAGAACAAAAAATAAAACTAACTTACAATATCTTGTAGTATGACAGAAGAACCAATTGAAAAAGAGGAAATAGTCATTAACAATTTATTTGAACCACTATTTAGCGACCGCCTTACAGACAAGAGATACTATCAAGTCTATGGCGGTCGCTGACAAAATGAGGGTCAGGTAAATCATTTACAGTTGCATTAGCAGTAACACTAAAAACCTATTCTCTATTTAAACATAGAATATTATATCTAAGGCAAACGATGGTATCTTCAGAGGATTCTACAATTGCAGATATTAGAATGGTAATTGAGAAGTTAAGGATAGGTCATGACTTTGAAGAAAAAAATGGAGTCATAGTAAATAAAAAGACAGGCTCTACAATAACCTTTAAAGGAATACGTTCCTCAGGAGCACAAACAGCTAAATTAAAATCTTTATCTGGAGTAACTACTTTAGTAATAGAGGAAGCAGAAGAAGTTGAAGCTTTTGAAGAATTTTCCAAAGTAGATGAGTCAATTAGAATAAAAGGAAAACCATTAAAAGTAATACTTATCTATAACCCTACATCTAGTATCTCAAGTTGGATACACCAGGAATGGTTTGAAGATGGCTTCCCTAGAGAAGATAGAGAAGAAGATACAGTATACATACATTCTACTTATCTTGATAATATTGATAACCTAAATGAGTCTACAGTAAAAACTTATGAAAGGTATAAAGTAACAAATCCAACTTACTACACCAATACTATCTTAGCTGAATGGACTCTAGAAACCCAAGGTAGAATATATGATGGATGGGATAGATTCGACTACTTTGACAATGAAGGTGAAACTTGGTATGGAATGGATTTTGGTTATGGAGGAAAGGATTGTACATCAGTAATCAAAATAACTTATTTTGAGAAAGTGTATTATGTACAGCAGGTTTTTTCACTACCAAAGATGAAAATATCTGAAATGATTAGAGAGTTGAAAAGAAAAGTTCCAGTACACTCTAGAATCTATGCAGATAGTGCAATGCCATTATTAATTAATGAAATTAGGGATGGAGGATTCTCTGGAATCATACCTTGTCAGAAAGGAAACGTTGAAAGTGGATTAAAAAGAGTACAAGATAAAAGAATCGTAATTGTAGGAAGTAAAGAATGTGGTCTCTATAAAGGATACCAAAAATTCAGAAGAGATAAGAACGATAAACTTGTACACGAACCAGATGAACTAGCAGCCTTAAGGTATGGAGTCAATAGTCATAGACCAAAAGAAGTTTTATCAAACAGAGGTGGAGCAAAGGTTAATAAACCTAAAGGTTATATCTAACCAGTTTGACAATAAGAACAGAAGGTGTAAGAAAGATTCTTATAAAAATAATATATTGATACCATTTTAAAATAAATAGGCCTTAGAACCTTTATTTTAAATGGTGTTTTCATAACTAGATTTAATAAGTGTAAACAAATTAAGTGAAATTAATGGGATTTATAAAATCAGTTGAGAAAACAGAACTAAATGAATAAAAGTAATTTGAAGAAAATAAATTCTGATAATGAAGAAAAACAGAGAAGAAAAATAAATCTTGGAAGAAGAAAATAGAAGAGGAAAATTGGCAAAATCAATAACCAAAACCTTAAAACTAATAACCCTTCATTATGTCCCAATTGTATAGCCACAACACCTAGGATATAGGTTTTAAGTATAAAGGGTTTTGTAATTGTGTTATTAGAGAAGTACTAGGGAAAACTCTAGGTCTTAAAAAGTGGGGTTTAAAAGTGTGGTTTGGGTGTCAAAATAAAGGTTAGGGTTTAAGAAACAGAGGTTTTACAGTGGTTTTACAGTGGTTTTACAGTGGTTTTACAGTGGTTTTACAGTGGTTTTACAGTGGTTTTACAGTGGTTTTTACAAAGAAAGTGTAGAAAATCGGTTGGGAAAACTCCGGCAAAATTTATTTTTTTTATTTTCAAAAAAATCCAAACTTTTTTCAAAACCTGTTTGGTGTCACCCGGGTCAAAGTTAACCTCAGGTCACTAAACTAGGCAAATTACTTTTTTACAATTAAAGTTCTAAAAGTGTGAATTTATATTAAAGTGTAAAGACTTTAAATAAAGGTTTCTAAGGAAAGATAAAGTTTTTCTCCTACAAGGGTATCTACCCAGGGTCAAAATCCTTTCTCTAAAACACTTTAAATAACCTTAATTAGTAAAATCTTCTCCCTTTAGAGAAAACACTTTTGACCAAAACTAATTTCCAATGTAACATACCTTAAAAACAGTATTGAGAAAAACAACTTTTTCCCTATAAGTTTTTACAATAAACTTTATTTAATATAAAAAACTTTTTTATTAGAAGACTTTTACTTAATTTTATATGTTCTTTAGGGCCAGGTAGTATGTTATACATAGTACCTTCTCAGAATTCAAAATAAAACTTTTTAATAAAAAACTTTTTTATGAATTATTTTTATTTTGGTAAAAACTTCTTTGGAAAAAGTTGTGTATCTGAAAATAAGTTTTTGAGGTGGGTTGTCCAAATTGGTTTTGTTAAAGTGTTTGACCCCTCGGATTTTTCCAAAATAAGGTATGTTACACTTTAAATAAGAAAAGAACTCTTTGGTATCTCAATACCCTAATAGGAGAAGAGTCAAAATCCCTCCTTAAAAACCTTTATTTAAAGTCTTTTGTGTACTCAAAATAACTGGTAGAGTAGTTGGATTTCTGAAATAAAGTTTTTACAATTAGGGCTTAGTACTATGTATAACATACTACCTGGCCCTAAAGAATTCAAAATTGTACTTTAAATAATTGTATAAAAAGTTTTTTATATCAGTACTTTTTATTATATTTATAGTCTAATTTAAAAAACCATTTATGTACCAAGATGCTTATAATACAGTTATGGGACTCCTTAACAAACCCTTCATTAAGAAAATCAGTTTTACCAAATTGGGTTTCATTGAAGTGAAGTTTACTTTTATCCAAAACAAAGTTACCTATAAATCCTTTGATGATTTATTAGAAACAGTTGAAAAGATAGAGGAACTTAAGTAGAGTTCAAATCAGGACTACTTGAGTCCTGATTTCCTTAAGGCTAGGTACTAGGTTATACATACTACCATCCACTAAAGAACTCTAACTAAGAGTTATAGAAATGCAGTTGTGTACTAACTTAGTATAACTAACAAAGTTTTTCTAACTTAACTGAAATCCCAGAATGAAAGTTATCACTAGTTTTTCTTAACTAGGGTCAAAATCCTAACTTAACTAAAATCCCAGGTTTGAATTTTCTTGGTTACTTTCTTAACTTTTTTAAAGAAGTCATAGTATAAGGGGTTTGACAAGGTTTAGTTAAAACTTAACTTTTCTTAACTAGGGTCAAAATCCTAACTTAACTGAAAGTTCCAGAATTCAAGTTGAGGTCTGTTTTTATAACTTAGTAAAAAAACCTAACTTAACTGAAAGTTCCAGAATGAAAGTTCCAAACAGTTTTTTATAGATAAGGGTCAAAATCCTAACTTAACTGGGAACCCAGATTGAAAGTTATACCTTAAATAATTGTATAAAAAGTTTTTTATATCAGTCTTTTATATTAAATTTATACTTTAATAAAAAGATAACAGTATGGCAGTAGATGTATTAGAATACAAAGGAGTAACAGTAGAGGCAATGATGGAAGTAACAGGATTACAAAATCCCTGGTCTGACCAATCCCGATTCTCTTTAGCTAGACAAAAGGAACTCTTGTTGAAAGAAGCAAAGAGACAAAATCTCTTGCATAAAATCAAGAAGAGTCATCCAAAGGAGTACAAAGTAGTATCTACAATCAAAGACAAAGACTTGGAGATAATTACTTGTAAAACCTTTGAACCAAAACTTAGACCTACACACATATTAAATCTCAACCAAGTACCTCATAAAGTAATTAGAGAGAATAGCAAGGTCATCATTGAAGTAAGTAAAGAAGATATACCAAACCACGTTTTTCCAAAACCTGGTCCTGGTTATGCCTATCATGTAATAGGTATCTTAGCTGAAGAAAAATGTTACAGGGTTGGTGCAATACATGATGGTAGTCAAAATCGTATAGGTTCTAGTTTTAAATTTGGGTTTCACAATAAAGTAACATTACATATATTAGACTAAGATGAGAACAATCGGTAACATAATTATAGTACTAACCAAGGTATCAAAAGAACTATTAGGTATAATCTGTTTCTTAGGATTCCTTTACTTAATATACATTTGTCTATTCATTTGTTTACCACATCTCTTCATCTAACAATGAGAGAAGGTGTTTAAGAAAAGTGATTACCTGTTAGGTATATAAATATAGATGAATAAAAACAAGGCCTTAGAAATAAGGTTTTACAATCTTTAGGGCTAAGTAGTAGGTATAACATAGTACCATCAACTAAAGTTTTTAAAAATAGTTGGTAAAAAAGTTTTTTACTTGAGTCTTTCTCCTTAAATTTATACTTTAATTAAAAAGAAAAACAAAATGAACTTAGCTACTATCAATCACAGACTAGAAAATTTCTCAACTGAATTAAACAACATCACTAAAGAAGGTCAAGTAAAAACTTATACTAGAGATGAAGCACAAAGAATTGAGAATAGAGTAGAATTCTTAGAACAAGAAATCTCAAAACTAAAAGTATCAAAAAGTGACTTGAAGTGGGAAGGTATCTTAAATTAAAAACTTTTTAAAAATAGTTGGTAAAAAAGTTTTTTACTTGAGTCTTTCTCCTTAAATTTATACTTTAATTAATAATAAAAAAAATCACATCATGAAAACAGAAACAATAAGAGGGATAATCTTTACACTAGTTATAATTACATTAGTAACATTAGTTGTAATTGCTAGTCCAGTAGTATAATCAAATATCAATTTTAAAAAATCAAAGTTATGAAAAAGTCAAATGGGACAGTAGATCAACCTACAAAAGCAGTAGTAGTAAAGATTGAGTTCAATCTTACAGAGAAAGAAATCATCTTTCTAAAAACAATGTCAGAATCAGATTTCTGGGAAAATGATATTGATTCAATCGTTTGGGATTATTCAGTAAATGAATTCTTACCTTATGAAGGAAAGATTAGAAGTGGAGTAATTTCCTCACTAGAACAAAAAGGAGTAATCAATGTTACCAAGAAAGAAAAAGGAGATATAGCAGGCACTTATCACTTAACTGATGAAGCTAAAATCAATGAGCAAGTTATCTCAATTGTAACAAGACAAGAAGAACAACTAGAATCAACTTTAGAGATAATAACAGAAGAAGAATTTGACAACACTATCAAAGATGTAACTGTCATCCTTAATGGTACTTGGAAAGATGGGATAGAGGCTAAATCATTTGAAGGAGCCGTATTAAACATCTTAAAAGAAAAATTCAACTGTAAAGTGGTTCAAGTAAAATGTTCCACCAGTAATGACTTCGAAGTAACCGGTACAAGAGAAGACATAGACATCTTATCTGCTGCATTCAACGAACTAGTTAGAGGTATCAGGGTTTCTACAAAGGAGGCTTACAAAGCATCTGATAAGACTCTTTCTCAATTCAAATTCACAACTAACTACCACATAGAGTTGTTAAAAACCCTAGACTTAAATCTAGTGGAGAATCCAATCACCCTAAAGTAGTTCATTCAAACGAAATTTCAAAAGACCTTTACTTAACTGTAGAGGTCTTTTATATGTATATATGTGAAGGTATCTAAAAATAGTTTTCACACACAAGAAGGAGTGTAGTGGTTTTTACAATCTAAGGTATCACACTTTAATTGTAAGAAAAGTTCTCTACACCATCTCAATACCCTAATAGGAGAAGAGTCAAAATCCCTCCTTAAAAACCTTTATTTAAAGTCTTTGGTTTTGGTACACTAAAATCTTTTTAAAAATAGTTGGTAAAAAAGTTTTTTACTTGAGTCTTTCTCCTTAAATTTATACTATAATTAAAAAGATAGAAATTATGACACTAATTGAAGTTAAATTAGAACAGAGAGTAGAATTAATCAAAAATGATAGAGATGCTCATACAGGAGAGAAAACATTAAAAGGAACTAGGGGTACAATAACAGGAGTTCCAGCCTGGAGACATGATATCGTAGATGTAGTTTTTGATGGTGATAAATTTCATAAATGTATTTTTATCACTGATTTAAAATTAATATAAACAACAAAACCAAGAGTTATGAAAAGTCAAGAAGGACAAAAGTCAAAAGAAGAATTATCAGCTATCGAGAAAATCAGAAAGCTAATGGAGTTCTCTATTGAGAATGGTGCAACAGAATCAGAGGTAGAAAATGCCATGAAGGCAGCACAAAGACTGATGATGAAATACAATCTCGAACAAGGAGACATCAAAGATGATAGAGGACAAATCAATTTCACCACTATAGAGAGTACCTGGAAAGATGGTATGGAAGCCAAGAGCTTTGAAATCAGATTACTAAACCTGATTTCTAAAACCAACTCTTGTACAGCTATTATCTTTGACAGACATATAATGAAAGCACCTTGGAAAGAAGAGTACTATAAAGTATGTGGTGAAACAATGGATAGAGAAGTTGTAGTAATGACCTACCTGTCTATCTTATCACAAATTAGAACCATCACCAAAAAGAGATATAAGGAATCAGATAAGTCTCTATCACAGTTTAGATTTACAACCTCTTACCAAAGTGGGTTTCTAGTAGGACTATCTCAAAAGTTAGATTCTGATAAAGAGTCTTTCTTGAATATGTCTCTACAAAAATCTGAAAGAGAATCTTATGAGTTAACAATCGTTAACAAAACTACTTTAGTAAAGGAGTACCTTAACTTAAACATGAATCTGAAAACAGTTAAGTCCAAAGGTAGTGAATTGGATAGTAAAGCTTTCTCTCAAGGGATTGAAGATGGTTCTGAAAAAGGACTTAACCAACAACTAGGACAATGAAAAAGTTATTAAATTATCCAGTATCAATAGGAATCATTTTAAGTATAATAATCATTCTAATTAAAGAGTACTTTAATCTCTGGTAACCCATATAGTAATTCTAAACCAGTCTTGTAACTAATGACTGGTTTCTTTAAGTCTTAGTACTAGGTTAAACATACTACCATCCACTAAAGAACAAACCCATAGGTCAAATCTTGTTTATTAAAAGATTGTATATCACTAATTTTATTATACCATACAGGAGTTCTGTTAGGAGTTATTATAGTTAAGGTATATGATTATTGTTTTTAAAAAACAAGGCCTTAAAACCGGATTTTACGTTTAAGAAAAGATCTAGAAAAAGTAATATTAGAGTACATCTATATAAAAGTTCTTTCCTTAGAAACCTTTATTTTAGGTCTTTAAACTTTTTTAAAAATAATTGTATAAAAAGTTTTTTATTAGGTTCTTTTAAATTAATTTTACCAAGTAATAAAAAATAAACGATATGTCTACTCTTAAAATTAATACCGAAGGTCAAGTAAAAAGTTTAGAACAAGAAATCTTTAATTACCGTATCTATAAAGATGGTGGTTCAAAGATTGAAACTACAAACAGTTTAGAGTTCTTTGATACAATTGAGGAGTTAGAGAAATATATCAAAGTAAACAACTTAAAGTAAAAAATAGAGTTATGAAAACCCTAAACGTAAAACCCATTACTAAAAAACAGTTAGAGGAAAGGTGGGAAATGAAATTACCACAATCATTTTCTAATAGAGAATTATTCATTCGTTGTAACAAGAAAGGTGAAGTGAATTGGGAGGTAGCCCCTGTTTATACAAAAGACGAGTTAGAGAAAAGAGGTGATTACAATATTCTAATTGTAATAGATGTGGATGAGTTTATCAAATCAGAAGGAAAAGAATAAAACCAATTATAAACAATTAAATTAGAGAATTATGAAAGTTACGAACACAAAGATTGAAAAAACCCTTTATGACAC